TTGGATAAATCCGATATAGAATTTGTGATACCTACGTAGATATTTTTGGATAAATCCGAAATAGAAATTTTGATGTTGGAAGTATCGGTATATACATTCTTGGATAAATCCGATATAGAAAATTTATTATTAAAAGTTTCTCTATAGATATTCCTTGATAAATCTGTGATAGTAACTTTTATAGAATTTATAGAACCATCTACATATGTTTTTGTTGCTTTGCTACCTAAATCTTGCAATAATACTATTACATTAGATAAATCAACATTACCAAAATAATCTGCAAGTTCTTTTAATGTATTTAATGACTCAGGTGCGCCTCCAACTAAATCCAAGACTGCCGTTGAAATATCAGATATTGTAGCTATCTGTCCTGATGGCAATGATATTCCATTTAAAAATAAACTATTAAAATAACAAGTACTACCAGTAAGGTTTCCATTTAAATATATATCTGACCCTGTAAATTTATGGGCTGAAACCGTATCACTAAATACTCCAGTAGCACCTGTAAAGTTGGGAGCATAGACATAATTACTGAAAATACCATCTGAGCCAGTAAATGAAGGAGCAGAAATAAAACTACTGAAAATACCATCTGAACCAGTAAATGAAGGAGCAGAAACAGAAGTACTGAAATTACCATATGAACCAGTAAATGATGGAGCTGAAATTGAATCATTGAAAATACCATCCGAACCATTCAATGTAGGTACTGAAATTGAATTACTGAAGCTACCTTGTGAACTATTTAGTGTAGGTACCGAAATTGAATTACTGAAGATACCGTCTGAACTATTAATGGTAGGAGCAGAAATCGATATAGTAAAGACTCCTGTAGAACCCGAAAATATAGGCGCAGAAATAAAACTACTGAATTTACCTGTAGAACCTGTAATTGTAGGAGCAGAAACAGTATCACTGAAGACTCCTGTAGTTCCGGTAATTGTAGGAGCAGAAATAAAATTACTGAAGACTCCTGTAGAACCCAAAAATATAGGAGCAGAAACAGTATCACTGAACACTCCTGTAGTTCCGGTAATTGTAGGAACAGAAATAAAATTACTGAATACTCCTCTAGTTCCGGAAAAGGTGTCAGCAGAAACAGTATCACTGAAGATTCCTCTAGTTCCAGAAAAGGTAACAGCAGAAACCGTATCACTGAATATTCCTGTAGAACCTGTAAGGGTAGGTGCAGAAATCGTATCACTGAATATTCCTATAGCTGCAGAAACTGATATGCTGAAGACTCCTGTAGAACCAGTCACTATAGGAGCAGAAACCGTATTGCTGAAGACTCCTGTAGAACCGGTCACTATAGGAGCAGAAACCGTATTGCTGAAGACTCCTGTAGAACCGGTCACTATAGGAGCAGAAACCGTATTGCTGAAGACTCCTGTAGAACCTGTCATTATAGGAGCAGAAACCGTATTGCTGAAGACTCCTGTAGAACCTGTCATTATAGGAGCAGAAACCGTATTACTAAAAACTCCTGTAGAACCAGTGACTATAGGAGCAGAAATTAATCTACTAAAGACTCCTGTAGAACCAGTGACTATAGGAGCAGAAATTAATCTACTAAAGACTCCTGTAGTTCCAGTAATTGTAGGTGCAGAAACAGTATCGCTGAATATTCCTGTAATTCCAATAACGGTAGGAACCGAAATTGTATCACTGAATATTCCTGTACTTCCAGTAAAGGTAGGCGCTGAAATTGTATTGCTGAAGAATCCTGTAGTTCCAGTAATTGTAGCAACATAAACAGTATCACTGAAGATTCCTATAGAACCTGTCATTATAGGAGCAGAAACCGTATTGCTGAAGAATCCCGTAGTTCCACTAACTGTAGGAGCAGAAACCGATCTACTGAATATTCCTGTACTTCCAGTAAAGGTAGGAGCGGAAATGGTATTGCTGAAGAATCCCGTAGTTCCACTAAATGTAGGAGCAGAAACCGATATATTGAAGATTCCTGTAGTTCCTGTAAACATAGGAGTAGAAATATAATTAAAATATCCAATAGTTCCAGTAATATTATTCGCAGATATATTTGTTATATTCATTGTATTCGACCATTCTGGTATTTCTTGATCTTTACTTATAAATACTTGACCAGAAATTCCAGAATATAAATATGAAATGTCTGTATAATTTACTTTTAAACTTAAATTATATGAAACGTCGTTTTTTAAAGCATATGCATTCGATACGTTACTATTCAAGTTATTAACTAACGAATTTACACCTTGTTGTAATTCAGAAAAAGATGAATCGATATGTTGATTTATTGAACCAAATGTTAAATTTACATATGATAAATCAGATTTACTATTAATCTTATTAAAAATATATAAATAATCACCACTAAGTTCTTGAACTAAGTTTGCAACTGTATTCTTAAGGGTTAATACTGTAGTAGTATTAATTCCAAGCAATGCATAAATTGTACCACTTACAAATTCGGTTGTAGCAATATGTGTAGAATTTGATTCCACACCATTAATATCTACGGTCGGGCATCTTGGTTGTCCAGAAAAAAATGGATTATCTAATGTTGCATATGTATTAGATATATCATATACAGTTTGTTTTAATTGTGATAAATCAATTTTGGTAGTGATTTCATATAGATCATTTAATGAAGAATCTGTATCTTGTATTTTTACAAGTAAATTTGAATTATCAACTGTTAATCTATAAATTTCAGAATTGGTATTATTAGATAGCGTATCTAGTTTATTATTACTAGCAAAATAGGTTGATAAATAATTTATATGTACAATTTTATCCGTATATGAACCAGCTGGATCATATGGTGGTGGTGGTACTGGAGGATCCATAGTCTATAATATAGAGATAATATAATAATAAGGATAATATAATATTACAGAAAAATCATAAAATAAATTCGTTTCTTAGTTATAGTTATAGTAGAGAAATATGTACTATTTTTTTTCCTTGAACAGGTTGGTTTGGAACCCATTTTCTAAACTTTGATAAATAGATACATTCTATCACTACAGATTTCTGTAAATCCACATATTTGTCTTCTCTCGTATCCTGAAAATCTTCTTCATCATCTGATTCTTCAATAGCATCTAGATTATCATTCTCCTTTACTTTTCTAAAAATTCGGTTCATCATTACACTTGTCTGGTAATTTGGTATATATGCGACATTATAATAAATATGTTGAGACCCTTTTCCATAAGCAAATAGATGATACACATCATACTGAATATCTGCGAATACTAGAAATGCAGTTGGATTTTTATATTGTGGTTTCGTTATATCCATTCGATAATTCGAGTACACCGGAATTTGTACAGGAATATACGTCGCAGGTTTCTTATGTAGAACTGAATTATTATTAAATACGTTCATATATGGTCCTTTTCCATATAATGTACGATATTGTATATGATGTATTTGAAATTCGGTTAGATTCGATTTCCATATAGCTGGGATTTCATAAACACATTCATATTCTTCAGTTTTATCAATATACCATATCGGTGGTAGCGAGAGAATCAGGCCTTTTTTTTGGTGGGTGGTGGATTTTTCTTGTAAAACATACATATTTTCTAATGTTCTCTCGATAAATGCTAACCTTTCACCGAATAATAAGTTTTTCATCGTAATGCCTTTATGAAAATAAATATCTTCAATCACGAAAATCGGAATATAGGAATCGATTTCTACGAGAGAACCATATAGGACAGTTCCTAAACAAAGGTTTTTATCGAAGGGAAAATCGACGATTCGCATTCGTCCAACTTTTTTATCGCGATTTAATTCCATGAAAAAACAAACGTCGTCATCGTCATGATATGTAAACCAGAGATAACCTTTTTTTCCTTGAGGAATCGCTAGACAAATATTATATAGAGGAGAAACTTTCCTATGAGGAATAGTCTCATAGGAAAGTTCGATTGGTGGAAATCGCTGATTGAGTTGATACGTTTCGTCTTGAGATAGCATCAATATGTAGATAAAAGCTAAATATATTTATGTTGTTTTCCTAAATCTATTTTTGAGAGAAAATGGGGCGGGGGTTAGATGGTTTCGATGAAGGATTCGAGCTCTTTTTCCATATTTGTGGATATTTCGGATTCTCCCAATTGGATTTCTTCAATCATTTGTTTATATTTTTGAATTTGAGATCCGGCTAAATCTTTCGTAATCTTTGTACTAAATGTATTCTTCAAATATTCCCATAGTTGATGGCAGAGATAGATAATGATGAATGAAATAGTTATATTTAAGAAAAAACTTATCCACATTCTAGAAAAATTATATAATTATTATAGTTATACAATTCAAAGATTCTGGGTATGAGATTTTAACGACGACGACCTCTTGTTTTTTTGTGTCTTTTACCTCCCATAGTAGTAGTAGGTTGTTGTACGGGGGTAGGTTGTTGTACGGGGTTAGGTTGTTGTACGGGGTTAGGTTGTTGTACGGGGTTAGGTTGTTGTACGGGGTTAGGTTGTTGTTTGGATTCTTCTTTTTGCATGATGGGATTTTTATTAAAGTCTAACCGTGATATTAAATTTTGGAATTCTTTTACCGCATTATTAAATGGTGTATTTTCATCTTCGTTATTAGCAACATATTCGGTAGCAATAAACTCGTCAATTTTTTTTTTATATTCCATGTTAGTTACAAATGGTAGAATATTATCTTTTAAAAAACTTTTAAGTTTTGGTACTAAAGTTAATGGTTTGGTTGAGTCGATTGAACCACTCAAAAAACTAAAAATATTTCCTCCTCTTTTTTTTGAAGTTTTTTTACGATTTGTCATATTATATATTATCCCTATATATTTATCTAAATTAATTAATAGAAACGGCTTAAATACTTCATTCTATTTATTCTAATCCAGAGAGATGCCTAAACTATTAATTATCGATAAAACTGGGACTATAAAAGAATTGAACGTAAAGACATACGTTAAAGAAGAACTCTATAAAAAAGCGGGATTTAAAACCGCCGACGGATTTGAACTCCTAACTACATGGGATATCAACCAGCAAAATGAGGAAGGTGGAAAAAAATACTTTATCTCTGTTTACGGAAAGAAAACAGGACGCGCTGGACAAGAAAATAAATACGATTTTCCACCACCAATTGATAGGCTACTTTTATTCGGATCATGCCTCCTAGTAAATCAATTAGAAGGCCAAGATGTCTCGTCTATTACAGAGAAAGAGTGGGATAAGATATACGAACATCTCTTCGGTGGATTCGAAGATATTGGCTCTGAAGATTCGGAAGTTTCAGAAGATTCGGATCAGGAGGAGGCGATGCCTAAAACAAAAACTGGTTATGCAAAAGACGGATTCGTCGTAGATGATTGTATAGAGGAAGATGATGAAGATGATGAAGACGAAGAAGATGGTGAGACGGTTGAATCAGAAAGTGTAGATTCTACTCAGAAAAAAGAAAAGAAGGTTCCTAAATGGGCGGAAAGGAACATGGTAAAAATTGCTAAACCATCCGCAAAAAAACGAAAACCAACCGTATTTGATAAGATAGAATCCGTTCAAGAAGAAGAAAAAGTATTAGAATGTTCGGATGAACTAGAAGAAGAGGAATATCTATAGAAAATTGATTTAAATATTATTGTATTATGACATGTATACTATTATCTATGTCATATAAGATTGAAGAACCGAAAACCTTTCGTAACAAAGTATGTATTCAATTAGAAAAATTATATCCCGCGTTTTCCGAAAAGTTGAATTTCTTCGCAAATCTAGAAAAGGGAATTTTCAATTTCGCGATAAAGGAGGCTACTTCTCGAAAAATAATTAAGAAATGGGAAAATCCGTTTTTCGTACAAATTTATACCGATCGATTAAGGACGATTTTTATGAATTTAAAGAATGTGAATTTCCAAAACATTATTCTTACCGAGGAGATTGAACCGTATACGATTGCGTTTATGACACATCATGAAATGAATCCTCAACGTTGGGACGTTCTTATTCAGCAAAAAATACTTCGCGATAAATCGAAACTCACTACGAATATTGAAGCTAGTACAGATATGTATACATGTAAGAAATGTAGATCGAAAAAATGTACTTATTATGAATTACAGATTCGTTCAGCAGATGAACCAGCGACCATTTTTGTAACATGTTTAGATTGTGGAAAACATTGGAAAGGATAGGTCGGTCTAACTATAGAACTTCTAAATCTCTTAAACACCAATATTCGGATGCTCCATTCGGTAAAGGTCTTTGTATAATAAATGGTATTTTTTTTGCGTCTAATTCTTTTAAGGCAATAAGGTATCCATCAATGAGTGTTTCATCTATTTCAACGAAAGGTTCTGCACCAGCATTTAACTGTTTCGCTCGTTCGCCTAAAATCCTTGCTTTTTCGTATCGCGATAATATAGGAATTGTTTTATGAAATGGATCGATTATCTGACCAATTTCATTACGAACTACTCGAGATAGGGTTTCTATTTCATCCGTATTATGAGCTTGTAATTCTGGATGATATTCTTCGATGACTTTTTTCTGACAATTTTCTCCGAATTTTTGAAGATAATTTTCATCATCATCTTCTTCGTCGTCGTCGTCATTATTATCATCGTCTAAATCAATATCTAGATCCGTAATGACAATTGGCGGTTTTTGAACATCTTCGTCTATACCATCTTCATCATCTATTTCATTATCATGTTCGTTATCACTAATGTCGATTTCATTCTCGTCGTCTTCATCTTCATTATCTGAAGGTTCAACTTCATCTTCGGATTCATCTTCTGTTTTTGGTATTACTTTTTTGGGAGTATTTCGTTTTACATCTTTTGTTTCTGATTCAGAATCAGATTCAATTTCAATATCAGATTCATAATCTTCGTCAGCCATATTGTATAATCTATAATAGTATATTTCTATACTATTTTTTTTAAATGAATATCAATTTTCTATGAAATAAATATCCATCCTATATAGAGTCGGTCTAAATGATTTCTCGTTTTTTCGATATTCGAATCATATGCTTGATATACTTCTTTTACGTGTAAAAATCTTGCGAAAAATCCAAAAAACATAATAATTATAAGAATGATACATAATCGGATATTGATTATTTTGGATAATAATGTACCAAAAAAAATATAACTAAATAAATTAGAGAAAGATACGTAAATAATTGTATGAAATATTGCCGAGATACAAATATTGCTGAATGTTTTTATACTGAAAAACTCGTCGAATGTTAGTTTTGGATTTGTTGTTTGTAAATATAATTCGGTAAACATATATAATAATTTATATATTTTTATTTAGTTACGATCGCCAGTTTTCCAGTATCGTTTGTTATTTACGATCGCCAGTTTTCCAGTATCGTTTGTTATTTACGATCGCCAGTTTTCCACGTCGTATCACAAGATATACACATATATAGATATTTGAGATTACTATCATCATATCGTATATAAATCACTTCCGTGGGTTTTAGATCTTCCGTATCTAGAATAGAATTTGTCTTACACTTATCATTTGGACATTTTACGTTATATATTCTTGGTAACGTTGGATCTAATTTTGTATATTCGTTAATAATATGGTTAAATTTTTGTTCGCTTTGACTGAACTGTGTATTCAATACACATATTCCAGATTCTGATACAATTTCATTGGTATTACCACAAAATCTACAATAATATGTAAGTTCATTCGAATTTTCAGGATTAATACCTAAATAAAGCATATTATTACAACTTTGACAGAATCGCATTTTCTTAAATCAATACTATATATGATAGATATATTTTCATATAGTTTCTATATTCTTCTTTCAATTTTCTATAAATATCATATATCGGTTCGTCCATAAAATTGAACATTTAAATAGGATTTATAGAAGAGATATAAATATATATTACTATATTATCTAAATGATATCCGAGAATGAACCGAAACCGAAATTTAAAGTAAAACCGAAAAAGATCGGAGATTACTTAAAGGTCTTTAATTATGATAAAACGAAGCATCCGTATATGACAAATACACGGATTGCCGATTCGGATAATGGCGTTTACGGGGGTTGTTATTATTTTTCACCAGAAGAGTATCCTGAATTTATGAATTTCTATGGAAAGGAAGTTATCGCAAAAAATAAATCGGAATATTTAACAGAAAAACAATTAGAAAGTGGTGGACCTATCCTTGTTGATATTGATATGCGTTTTGATACGAGTATTAAAACGCGTCAATATACTGCTGATCATAAGAATGATATGTTAGATATTTATTTAGACACTTTAAAAGAAATCTTCCAATTCGACGAGGATACACAGTTCCCAATCTACATTCTAGAAAAAACGACAGTAAATTGTCTCGAAGATAAAACAAAAGATGGAATACATATGATTATCGGTATTCAGGCGGATCGTACCACTCAGATCCTCCTCCGTAGGAAGGTGCTTCCTAAGTTAAAAGAAGCATGGGATAACAGCTTACCTCTAATAAATACATGGGAGGACGTTTTAGACGAGGGAATTAGTATAGGGCATACCAACTGGCAATTATATGGTTCTAAAAAACCAAATCATGAAATGTATAAATTAACTACCGTATATAATATCTCATATGACCCGACCGATCAACAATTTCGAATGATTCCGGAAAATATGAAGATGTTCGATGTACCAGCGAATATATTTAAATTATCCGCGAGATACCCAAATCATTATTCCACATTCTTTAAAAGTCAATTTGCGGATGAGCATGCAGAGTTTACCGGAAAATCGAAAAAAACCGTAACAAAATCGTCTCACCAAAATACATCCTTATTATTATCAAATACATTGATGTCTGCGGGAGTATATGCGACGATTACTACTAGAGAGCAACTAGATATGTCGGTAAAAGAGTTTTTAGAAAGTGCGGATGTAAGACGTCACTTGGAACCGCGCGAAATATATGAGTATACAATGACACTACCACCATCATATTATGATGAAGGTTCTTATTCAAAATGGATTCGTGTAGGATGGTGTTTAAAACGAATGAATCCACTATACTTTATTATTTGGCTAGCGTTTAGTTCTCAAGCAACACGATTCGATTTTGGAACTATACATGAATTATATGAAATATGGGAAAAGTCGACTACGACAAATACGGCCGGATTAACAAAAAGATCACTCATGTATTGGTCAAAAACCGATGCTCCTGAAAAGTTTGCAAAAGTTCGAGAAAATACGATTGACTATTATATAGAAAAGACAATTGATTCATCCCTGGCATCACTAGCATCTAGTGATACAGATACAAATAAAAAATGTGCGGGGTGCGGAGAAGCCGATTTAGCCGAAGTATTATACCAATTGAAAAACGGCGAATATGTATGTGTAAGCGTAAAAGATAATATTTGGTATCAATATCAAAATCATCGATGGTCGCAGATAGATTCAGGAACAACTCTTCGGTCGGCAATATCGAATGAGTTACGAGAATTATATTGGAAAAAAGCAGATAGTTTAAATAGTCAAATGGTTGCATTACCAGAAGGAGATCATCGTATTGAAAAGATGAAAAATCGACTAGATAAAATATTAGCGATACATAGTCGTTTAGGAAAGACGAGTGATAAGAAAAATATTATGATAGAGGCGAAAGATCGGTTCTATGAAGGTGGATTTCTTAAACAATTAGATATGAATCCTTATCTTATGTGCTTTAAGAATGGTGTATGGGATTTTAAAGAGGGAGTATTTCGTCCAGGAAAACCAGACGATTATTTATCGATTTCTACGTATATCGATTATATCAAGAATGATTTAATTAATGATAAAGAAGTCATTGAAGAAGTCCAGACATTTATGAGCCAATTATTTCCGATTCCCGAATTAAAGAAATATATGTGGCAGCATTTAGCGTCAACACTAATTGGAGTAGCGAAAGACCAGACATTTAATAATTATATTGGTGGAGGATCGAATGGTAAATCGGTGCTTACGAGTCTAATGGGGATGATATTGGGCGGATATAAATACGATTTACCACCTTCCGCAATTACTTCGAGAGAAAGAACAAAGGTCGGTGGATTAGCTCCAGAAATTGTAGGATTAAAGGGAAAGCGGTATGTAGTAATGGGAGAAACGTCCAAAGGCGACGTAATAAATGAAGGTATTATGAAGCAATTTACAGCGGGAAATGATAAGATTACTGCACGAGCACCATATATGATAGAACCTCTAGAATTTTATCCTCAGTTTAAAATGGTATTATGTGCAAATCAAGTATTAAAACTGAATGCGATGGATCATGGTACATGGCGTCGTATGCGATTCGTATCGTTTTTATCGCTTTTTACGAATAATCCTGTTTCAGATGATCCATTAAAGCCATATCAGTTTAAATTAGTTCCAGATATTGAGAAAAAATTAGACGGTAAATTCAAGTATGTATTTATGGATTTATTAATAGACATCGTATTACAAACTGGCGGAAAAGTGGATGATTGTGAAATTGTAACTACAGAGACTGATAAGTATCGCCAGAGCCAGGATGTAATTACCGAATTTATTTGTGAATATTATGAATATTCTCCAGGATCTATTCTGAATAAGACATGCGTTAGTGAAGACTTTAAGAAATGGCATAATGATACATATGGAACAAAAGGACCTCAGCCGAAAGAAGTGCATGAGTATATGGATAAGAAGTTTGGGAAAAATGAAAAGTCAAAATGGAAAAATGTAAAGAGAAAGGAAAATGATATGATAGTTGATGATGCTATTGATTTTAGAAATGTTCCAGAAGTTGATGTAGATGCATAATAGAATATGTGTTGTAATAAAAAAATATCTATAATATATATAAATTATTATATTATAGATGTGTAGGCTTTTTTTTATGTTTGACCATATATTAAATGTAAATGAAATTAAAAAAATAGTAGCACAACGTTCTCAAAAAAAATCGAGATATTCACTTTCTAAAAGAGATTATGGACCACGATTAGACGGAATGGGGATTGCATATCAATATCATAACAAATGGGTAAAACGGAGTTGTCCTATGTCTCCATATATCTGTATACAATTATTATTAGACCTTCCGAAAATAAAAGATCCAGTGATTATACATCTTAGACAAAGATGTAGTACTAGGGAGTGTAGTGAATCGAGTGCAGAAACTGTTTTAGAAAATACACATCCATTTGTATATAACGACGCTGTTTTTGCACATAATGGGGAACTGTATAAGTTTGATATTGAACCAAGTAAATTAATGAAATATATCGATAAAGATTTACAAGAATATATTTTCGGAAAAACCGATTCAGAACAAATATTTTATCTATTTTTGACAATATTACGAAAATTCGATAAAACCAAAAATATTGATTTTCAAGAATTTCATAAAAACATATTACTTCCATTTTTTCAGATTCTCTCGAAAGAATATCGGAAATATTTGGCGAACTTTATTTTCTCGAATTCTGAATTTTCGATAATCACACGATATAAGTATGGAATTACTTTACCCGCATTATCTCTCTATTATTCTGTTAAAAATGGACTTGTCGTATCTAGTGAACCGATTGGATCGGGATATATAATTGTTCCTGAACAAACTGTTATTTATGTGAATCATAAGACGAAACACGCTTTTTTACAATCGATTGATTTATAATGAATATATCTATTTATGTAAATCCGAAATAGACTTTCTCGTATGGAATTCCATATGAATAGGCATATATATATTTACAAATTGTATATATTATTAATTCAAAATAGTAAATAATAAATGGCCATACTAATAGAACATGAAATACGATTACTTGAACTAACATATTTGAATCGCTAAAAAAGTACATAACTGTTCCCAATACACATACTAGTATGTAAAATATAATATATAATATATAATTTTGATATTTCAATTCGTCTAACTTTTCGTCTTGATATTTCCATTTTACAATACTTGACCGATTTATTTTAGATTTACTTTCTTCGATTTCTTTATCAAGTAAAGTGTTTTCTGCAGAAATATCCGAAACTAAATTTGCAGTAGTCAATAAATCTAAACCAATTAGTTTCTCAACAATAGATTGTACTTGTGTAATTTGGTTGTTCGCATATTTTACTTTTTCTAATAAGAAGTTTGAAAAAAAAGTCATTACTTCATCTTGTTGTTCTTGGGTGAGTTTTGGATCTTCTTGTTTTGTTTGTTTCATAAATTGTGGGTTACTGGAATAGGTGTTCGATTCTTGTGTTTCGGTAGGAGCGGGAGGGGGAGGGGGGGTAGCTTTACATATGATTCTGTTCTCATGTATTCCATATTTATGATAATGATTAGTTGCATCTTGTAGTTTTGTTGTTCCATATGCTCGTTTTAAATCTTCATAATTATTTATATAGGTTTGAGGATTAAAAGTACATGTTGGATTAATATCGCCACAAGGACTACGTCTTTCGTTTATACCATATCTTAAATAGTGAATTTGAAGAGAACGTTTATCAAGTCCATATGCTTTTTTTAAATCTGAATTTGAATTTGCATATTTAATATGATCAAAAGCACAATCTCCCATTACTATATAATGATTATAAAAAATTTAAAATTAATAATCACTTTGAATATATATATTACTTATTAAACTATTACTCATAATTAATTTGTATCCCCAATTGAATATTGTATAAAATATTTTTTCAATAAATAATATGATAAATGGATAAAAAATAAATAATGCTAATATACCGATATTTATATATAAAGTACTTTGTCTAAAATAGAATAATATGAATGCGAAAATACCTACGATGATATAATAAATAATTAATAGAATGTTATTATTTTCTTTAATTATTTTTAATTCTGCAACCTCATATTGTGTATTGATATCTTTTACACCATTCGTACTGCTATATACTTTTGTAATTTGTTTATCCATTTGTTGATTTTGCTTATTTAAGTGATTCGTTAAATCATTCACTTCTACTAAAGAAACATTTTGAAGTTTATCTAAAATAGAGTTTACAGAACTTGTTTCAGTATTAATAATAGAAGTAAGTTTTTTTAAATAATTATTTAAATAGTCAGTAAATGTAGATGCGTCAGTCGCCATTTTATTTATATTGATAAAATGTATTCCATTAAAAATATAGTAGTATGTCTAAATTATTTATAGTTGTCTTATTGGTATTTTGAATAACTTGTAAACTCCTCATCATTTAAATTTCCAAGTCCATCCATATTTTGGAATCCATTAGTATTAGTTATCGTAGTACAATGAAGACCATCGTCACGTGCTTCAAGTATTTGTGTACTAAGATCACAAAGACCCATAGCTAGTTGTAGGTTATACGAGAAATCTCCTGAAGAATCCATTCTATCAGATGCGGACATTGGTTTCATATATAATCTATCATAATCTAAACGTTCATGACGTTGAATATCTCTATAAATGTTAATCGAATAGATTGCGACTGTGGATATAATAATAATATAACTAATCACAAAAATAGATGAAGGAATAAAAGGAACATATGATTGTAAAAAAGAAAGTGCAAATAATATTGCTGCACCTATTACAACAGCAATTAATATTTTTGAATAAGCATTATATTTTTTTTGTATATTATCATTCATATAAATAGCACGCTGTTGACTTGAATATGCATTATCAACACTCTGTTTCTTTTCTTCTAAACGACTATGTTCGTTTGTTAAGATTGTATTTACTGAATCCTGTTTCGTTAAAAGTGTATTTGATTGACCTTGAAGTGTAGTTAATTTGGTATTCAACCCATCTAAATTATTTTTTAAAGTAGTTAATGGAGCATTATTATTTACTAAAGCATCACTTGTCATTGCCATAATATCTGGAAACTGATTTGATAGATTACCGTATACGTCTGGCATCGAATAGAATATAATATATAGAAATATATTATATTTTATATACTAAATATACTATATTAGGCATGATTTCGACCAATTATAATTGCGGCTATTAATAATGTTGCACAAGTAACGCTTCCTACAATATATATATAATTCTGTTGTAATAATAGTGTATTAATATCTTTCTTTCTTACATCAGTAATTGTTTGTATCATATCGGTACTATCTGGAATAGTAATTTTATTATATGGCAATGAATTACTAGTATCCATCTGCATATCTGTTCGTAGTGCATTATAGTTATTAATATTCGCTAAAATTTTGCGATAATTTTTATTGATTTCAGCATCTTTTACATTTAAGTCATTTGATTCACTTTGTAATACTTGTTGATTATTTAAAATATCTTGTTTTGTTTGAGGAGTTGTAGTAAATGTAAAAAATCCTTCTTTTTCAAAAGAAAATCCTTCAATACCTGACATTAAATATATACTACCATTATATTGTTTTTAGTGATATTATTTTATAAAACTATAATCTAGAAAATACTACATATATCATAGATGTTGCTAAAACAGTTAATAAAACATTCGTATAAACTGTTTTATCTAAATTATATTGACTTTGCATAATTTTAGAATCTTTATATTTATATATTTCACCAAGTTTTTGATCTAATTCATTTCGCAATGCTACATTATTGTCATGCATTCTTTTAATTTCGTCATAATCTTCAGTGGAAACTGTAATCTGACTAATAATAGTATCATATTTAATAATTAAATTATTTAAATCATATGATTGTTGTGGTAAATGTTTTTTTCTATTTGTAGTATTCATGACGGTACGAACATATAATGGTAATTTTCTATTATTAATACCATCATTACTATAATATCCATCAAATGTATCTTGACAATCATTTGGAATAGCATCTCGATTTGGAGAAATAAATGAATTACATCTATTTACTAATTGAATATCATTTATAAAATTAATAAGTCTATTTGAAAGTTCTTTTGATAAATCATATATATTTAAAGCTTGAGATATAATATATGGATTTTCAGATCTTGCATAAGCTATTGATGGAAAAGGTGTAGTTGGAATGCCAGATACATCGGCTGGTCTAACGTCTACATTAAAATCTCTCGCTGTAACAATATCTGAATAATAAATAGTACTAGTAGTGGTTTTGTTAATGATATTTATATTAGGACTTCCACTAGTACTAGTATATAGTTCTATAAAGCTTGTATCTACTACAGGAGTATCAATGATATAATAAATACGATCGTCTAACGGCATAATAATATATTATATAGTATATTATTATTTTATGCGGATGGCGTAATAGATTGACTACCAGATATAAATGTATAGAATATAAATCCACACGTCGTTATTATACCAATTCCTAAATTAATACGATTTATATATTCTCGATTATAGAATTCTTTTGTATCCTCATATTTTAAATCACTATCTTGATTTACAGAATTAGTCTTTATTAGTTCTACAGATTTATCTTTATTTGCACACGCGGCTTTATAATACTGTACAGTTGAATTTATTAATTGTTGTTTTTTAGTTTGATCTAATGTAATATCGCTAATTGTTTTATCTTTAATTGTCACTGGAATTGAATTCTTACATACATATTCGACATCTTCTTTTAAATCTGTTGCATTAGCATATTTTAGTTCTAAATTATCGTATGGTATATATTCTATTGGATCTGCTTTACTACAACTACATTTTTGATTAATACCACTGCCTACATAATTGAGTTTCCAAGATTTTGCTTTAAATTTTTGGTCTAATTTTTCATCATCCGCGGTTGCTTTTTTTAAAGTACATTGACCAGCAGTTTGATCCGTCTTTGGAAGTACACCATGTGTAATATCATTCGGTAAATTCAAAGCCTTTGTTATTGCTTCATTAAGGCTTACGTCGGATAAAGTACATAGATTAGGATTGAACTTAATCGGAGCATTTATATTATTATAAAAAAAATCTGTATCACTAAAAGTTAAATCGGCAGACATTATTTGTTATATGTATTTATATTATAAGAATAAATTATAATTATATACATAGACGATAATATAAAGTACTTACTGCGGTATTGCTATTTCTCTCAAATTTACATACTTCTCCTGGTTTTAAACAAATCGCGAGTGATAATGGATCAAATCTCGAAATATCTGGCAGAAGCTCCTTACTTTTTAGATTATATTTAGTTAATAATTCTTGTAGATCAGTTTCGTCTAAAATTGTTGCTTTAGGAACTAATATATGATTTAGAATATTAAATTGAAGTCTTTCGATATTATGCATTACGATAAATATGCCGTCATGATCATATAAGTATTTCATTTTTTCTTTAATTGTATCATTTGGTTCTTCATTCGAAATAATCATCAAAATATCCGTTTTTGTAAGAACAGAGTCTAAAACGAATAAATCCTCGATTAAAGTATCTAGATTTTCTTTTCGGATATTTTTTAAATTTGTAAAGTATTTAATATATACTTTACGTTTAGTGGTTGAATGTTGGAGTAACATATCTAACTGGTCATTTGTAACCATCGCATCGATTTCATTAATGCTAAACTCATTGTAATCTGATACATTATATTCTAGAGATTTTAATAATTCAATCGCGGTTTTCCTAGACTTATAAATCTTAAGGATTTTATTATTTGAGAGCGACATTATGATATAATATATTGTATTTATTATATCGTAATATTTAATTCATTTTATATCAATTTTATACTTTTTTTACAATCATTGGTTTCGAAAGATCAATGTCTCCACCACTGTTTATCGATTTAGATTCCTTAGGTGAATCAGTTTTTTCATTATTATTTGACTGAATAACCATTGGTGTATCAGTAGATCCAGTTCCCGTTCCAGAATCTAACGTTCCAGATGATTTATCGTCTCCGTTTACAATCTTAATAATTGGATTAACACTTATACTAGTAGGTAATCCTGGATTATATTGTGGAACAGGATTCTCAGGATAAGGATAAGGTGAATGATATTGTGGTGGCATATTATAATACTGCATTTCTTCATATGGTAATACTTCCGATTTGTCTAATACTCGTATACTATCCGTCGATTGTGAATTTTCGTTTTTATTTTCTGCTGTTATAAAATCGGGAGTTTTATGTGTAATTACCCAAAAATCTTCTGGATTAGGTTGTTCTCCCTTGATAGAAATACGATCGCCAGTTTTATACTCGTGTTTTTCATAAATTCCTCCTTCTATTTTTTCTTCTTCTCCTTCTCCTTCACCTTCTCCTTCTCCTTCTAGGTAAGGCGAAGTTGGATAACCGGGTGAAGTTGGATAACCGGGTGAACTTGGATAACCAGGTGAAGTTGGATAACCGGGTGAAGTTGGATAACCAGGTGAAGTTGGATAACCGGGTGAAGTTGGATAACCGGGTGAAGTTGGATAACCGGGTGATGATACTACATAATCAGGAGATATATAGGACTCTTTCTTTGCTATATCTGGTTTAATAGTAAATGCACCTAATTCACCTCTCTCTGGTGTCTTAATATCTGTCTCTCCGGTTAGTTTTCGAATATCCCGTATAATATCCTTCATATTAATATCTTTTAAATCCGCATTTTCTACTTTCAGTAATCTCTCGATATTCCTTGAAAAGGACATTGATTCTAATTGTTCAATATTATCTTCTGTAATTATCCTCATCTGTATATTCATACATTGTAGTTCTTGTATTAATAATTTAAAACTGTATGGAACCGTAACTACACTAAAACTTCTCCCAAATTTACTAATATTTTGGATCTGTATATTCTCTCGATCCGTCGTTCCAACATACTGTAATGGTCCATCTGCCATAGGACTTAAGAATAAATTTTTCGACGGATTATATACCGCAATCATACCTGTTTTATTACAAATTGCAATATAATATTTATCACTACGCTCCATCATTGATTCGGTCAAGAAATTCGTTGCCCCATGAGCAATTATCGCATCACGTTCCATCTCTCCAATTCTAAGACCTCCATCATTTGCTCGTCCTTCGACAGGCTGTCTAGTTAATGCGGTACGTGGTCCAGTATCGCGATAATTAATCTTATCTTTTACCATATGTTTTAATCGCATATAGTACGTTGGTCCAATAAATATCTCTGTCTCGATTTGTTCGCCAGTCATACCATTATATAATAATTCATATCCACTGGAATGATATCCTACCTCTGTCAACATCTCTCCAAATCTACCGACTTTTAATCCTTTTGAATTAAATGCTGTTCCGTCGATAAACGCCCCATATTGTGCACCCGCCTTTCCAGTAATTGCTTCCACCAATTGTCCGATCGTCATACGCGTTGGAATTGCATGTGGATTAATAATAATATCGGGTCGGATGCCGTCTTTGGTAAATGGCATATCTACTTCTGGAACAACTAATCCAACTGTTCCCTTTTGACCCGCTCGAGATGCCATCTTATCGCCAATCGCAGGAATTCGTTCTTCTCTTATACGAACTTTTGCAATTCGCGTTCCTTCATCGCCTTCCGTTAAAAACGTTTTATCTACGATTCCTAATTGCCCTTTTTTCGGTTTCTTGGATACATTTATATTCGAGATAGACCCAGTAACAGAGGTTACCATTCCTACAACTGCGGTTTCATCTGTAACGGTAGATCCCTCTCGAATAATTCCATATTCGTCGAGTTTGCTATAATCTTGGTTTATTTTTGACCCTACAACATTTGTAGTATGTTCTATATTTACAAAAAGTGTTTGAGAATCTGGATTTGGTTTTTCTTCGTGACATTCATATGTGGAATAATAGGTAGTACGAAATAATCCACGTTTTAATGCCCCTTCATTGATTAATACTGCGTCTTCTACATTATATCCAGTATAACACATAATCGCAACAATGGCATTCTCTCCATAACAATTTTCTTCTCCATTTATATGTTCCATATATCGCGTTTTAACTAATGGAATCTGGGGACTATTTAAGATAACCGCGGCTTTATCCATACGTACACGGTGATTTGTATGATACATTGAAACTGCCTGTTTACTTTGACCACAAGAAAATGAATTACGTGTCGCAGGATTATTCTGCATAAATGGAACTAAATTACACATCATACTCATTATGAGAGATTCGTGAATTTCCATGTGAGTATACGGTTTCGAAGTATCTTCTAATGCTTCCGCATTTATCGCAATTAATGCATCCTCACTCTCGCTCGTATCAATATAATCAATAATCGCTTTCTTTCGCTTAAATGCAGTTAATGCTGCAGGTGATTTTGTACGACTATCTTTATATAATTCTTCGAGAGAATAGATCTTCATATCTTGAGTAGAAAAAGAGACTTCTGGATTTCGTTCGTTAAATCCTGCTACTAAATCTGTCCATGTAAATTCGTCCTTATCGATTTTATTCATTATTTCCATATTCTCAAATGAGAATTTGAGAGATTTACGTTTATCGATTTTTTCTTCGGTTTCTTCACTTCCGAGATCATCCATATCAACTTCTAAATCGCGATAGAATACTGGACGAGTAAGTCTTCCTGCATCCGTATAAATAAAAATAGTATTCTGTTTTATATCAAATGAAATACTAAAATAAATTGGTAAAAGTGCATTTCTACGAAATAGTTTAAATTTATTTACACATTCAATTGGGTCTTCTACAATTCCTAATAATAATCCATTTATAATAACTTTCGTCGTATTTCCTAGTTGAATCGGCATACACTCTTCTATTAACTTTACTTTTGCATTTTCTCTTAACCAACGAATCATTGGCTCTCTACTTACACCCTTTGTAATATAAGTTGCAATAGATAGATGTTTATGAAGACCAATATTTCCACCATCAGGCGTATCAATTGGGTCAAAGTATCCCCACTGAGAACAATGCAATACACGAGGACCTACGAGTTTTAATCCAGCAGAAAGATGTAGATTCGTCTTTCTTAGGTGACTAAATGCAGAATTATGTGAGAGACGATTCAAATCTTGTACTACTCCAATACGTTTCGTATGAGACTGGGCTCCCCAATTTCCCTTGAACGCTTTCTTAAATCCAATGTCTACGATTTTCTCGGAAAATACCTTTATATAATTACGATTAATTAGGGAGGCTAAATCATTCTCATATTCAGCGGCTTTAAAATAAAGCTGCTCTTCGAATCGTAATTGAATATTATTCTTTTGGATTTTATAGTATTCGCGAAATAACTCAGTTATTAATGTACCAACAGGCTCAATGCGTTTAAATTTAAAATTATCGCGATTCGTTGGTTCATCTACTTTAATATATACTTTTAACAATCGGAATACCATATATCCTAAATAATATGCCTTTTGAATAAAATTTATCTCTCCAATATGAGGGAAAAAATAATCCGAGAGAATTTCTAATGCTTGTGCTTTTGTTTTCCCTTTTGTTAACATTGCGATAAAATCTAGAGCTGTAACTTGCGTCATAATTGCTCCCGCATCATGTACTGATGGGATAAATAGGTCGACCATCGAAGAATATCGGTCTAGATCTAAAAGACACATTGTAATAATATCTTTATCCGAGAGAATACCTAATGCTCTAAATACAATAAAGAGAGGAACTGGTTTACGTACATTTGGTATATTTACTACAATATTTTCATAGGTATATTGTTTTGGACGTTTTTCCGTCTCTCCTGGAACATCTTTCGACGGAGCTACTATTTTAATAGAGAGAGTTCGAATCGGTTTTGATACATTCTCTGAAACAGAACGTATTTCGGCAGAATATAGGTAGTTCCCATCGTCGACCTCTCGAATATACATCATATTATCCGCGAATTTCTCTTGTGGAATAACCGCTTTCTCTTTTCCGTCAATAATAAAGTATCCACCGAAATCGTTTCTACATTCGCCCATATTATAACGTACTTGTTTAGGAAGATTATTTAATATACAAAATTCGGATTGTACCATTATTGGAAAACGTCCTAGGAATATTTTTTCTAAAATAAAATTTTGTTTTTGAACGCCAGGTCGTATCATCGATTGTTCAGTTAATTCGCGGATTTTCGCTACCTGACCAGGAGGTAACTTCGCTAATCCTCGTTGAGCATTTAGTTTCATTTTATCTAAAACAGTTAATCTTTGTTTTTTTTTCAGTTCTTTTTTAGCTTCTTCTTGTACATCTTCTGTTGGATTTGGATCGTTCGATTTAGCTTCTTTAAAATTACGTCTCTCTTCGTCATTATCCGATTCATCCGAGTCTTCTCCACCCGAAATACTTTCACCTCCAATAATCATAGGAGTCTCTCCTTCCGCTAAAATACTGGTTATTTCGACTTCTATGTCATAATGTATTGTCATCGCATAATTCATGTTTCTAAGACGTGCCTCATTTGGGTACATGAAATGTGTTCGGTCATTATCACTAATAACTGGTTTTCCAAAATAGATTCTTGTTCCATCTCTCCCTCCGAGATAAAGTTCACATTTATTTAAAAAATCTTTATTGTCTTCATTATATCTACTTGAGAGACGAACTGGATTATTATCTCGAAAGATCTGAAAAATACCAGTTTTAAAGAAATCATTATAAGATTCTATATGATGAATCACTAAAGATTGTGGATTATCTCTAAAATAAGAATCAATAATTTTCCATATATTTAGATTATCCATCTGTATATATAACAATAATATAGTATATATTTGTATTTTATCTTGTTTTTTAGTTAGTTGTTTTGAGAGATTCTAGATATAAGATATTCTAGATAATTTAGAAAAAATCTCTCGAAATAGTATAAATGTCTACAATAGAACAATACATTTTTGGAACTCTTGGTACAGAATATTGTCAATATTTTTACTATCTTTCAATATTTAATTTTTCTCTTATGATTATGACAATCGTATCATATTTATGGATAGGAATCGCCAAAAAATTAGATACTCGTCATTATATACAAATGTTTTTCCTCGCATTAGTTTATTTTATTTTTTATTTCCAAAACAGGTTACTCTATACTATTTGTGTGAAATAAAAATGTGTATTAGACAATTCTAGAAAAAATACGTTCGATGCGAGAGAAGAGTTTTTCATATGTATAATATAGTCCACATATGGATATTCTATATTATAGTAATTATTGCCCACATTCTAAAAAAATCTTGAAATTTATTACTACTACAGGATTAATAGATAAAGTGAACGCGATTTGTATTGATAAACGTATTATAAATCCTAATACTGGACAAATACAGATTGTTTTAGAAGATGGCAAAAAATTGCTTTTACCACCGAATGTACACGGTGTACCTGCATTATTAATTATATCTAAGAAATATAGTGCAATATTTGGGGATGAGATTATTCAGTATTTTGAACCATATGTTAAAAATAAACAACTTGATGCAACAGGGGTTATTGGAGAACCCATCGGAATTACTTTAGGACAATCTATGGGAAATATCTTGAGTGAACAATACACGTTTTATGATATGACTCCAGAGGAATTAAGTGCAAAAGGTAGTGGTGGAAATCGACAAATAGGAGCATATGTATCTGCGATTCACGATAATTATTCGATTCAAACTCCAGTTGATAATTATCGACCAGATAAAGTCGGAGAATCTGTCAGTATCGAGAGTTTAGAACAAGCGCGAAATAAGGAAGTCTCTCAAGTTCCTGTAAATCCATACGGATTTTCATAACAATATAATCATCAACATACATTGGTATAAATACACATTAATAAGTTTAATTAAAATAAAAATAAAGAAATACTAATATAAAAAATAACGATGGCCACCGATAAATCTAGTTTATTAAAAGCATTTAATACACATTTTTTTGATTTTGTAAATGATATTATTACTATATTTCCAGAAAGTGAGGATATTCGAAGTACAAAAACCGCCTTTGAATTATTTAAAAAGGCGAATCCGACTTCTATATTAAAGGCATGGCATATTTTTGTTTATATACCATATAATAAAGTGATTGAAGAAGGTAAAATCGAATTTTTCTTTGAAAAAGACTATAAAGATGATTTAGTATATATGGCGAATGCGAATGATATTGTGAAAATAATTGATACATTAAGAGATCCAATTAAACAAATGAGTGATGCAAATAAAGCACATTCTATGAAATATATCCAAAATCTCGCCAAATTATCTGAAATGTATATGCAATTATCGAAAGCATAAATAAACCAATCATAACCTATATTTTTGCAAGAATATTGATTGCAATAATAATTAGAATAATACGTACAAATAATATTATTTTACTCGGAAGCGTTTGTCTCTGTTGGAATGTTCTTAGAATATCAATCGCTATCGGATTTGTAATATATTGTCGATTTATATCATGATTATTTATAAGATAATGATTTGTATTTAATAATTCGGGAGTAACAATTAAAATTCCCAGAAGTTCGTCTTCAATCTCTTGATCGAATGGTAATATAAATATATCTTTTGATTCACATACACTTCGACATAAAGGACAATTATGATGTTCATCGATGACAATATGTTTTAGAATACACCTTTTACAAAATATATGAGCACATGGTGTAGCTATATAAGTTGTTTTAGAAAGCGCATTAAAACAAACCGGACATTCTTCGTTATAATTTGATTGTTCTAGTTGATAAATCCGTTGAACTCTCGCCTTAATAGGAATAAGATGTTTTATTAGAATATATCGATTATTATGTTTTATAGGAAGTAGATAATGTGACGAAAGCATCCGTAACTGTTTTACAGTTAGATTTTGCAGACAAGATGTTGGCGATAGAATAACATTTTGGATTAATTGTTCGATTTCAGATGGGTTGGTTGTTTCTGATGGATTCATTTTATTATATTTTATTATTTATAATAAAATATATTTCAATTTCCTAAATCCATTTTATTATATATTCTATTTTAGTATATTATGTGTATTGTTCAAGATAATCTACATATCGTATTTTATGCATTCGAACTTTTTCTGTTTATTCTTCCCGCGATTCCAGAATCGATCTATATTCGATTCATGATTTTAGCTGGTTACTTTATATCACATATTTATAAAGTTCAAGTCTACTATTTACAATTTAAACGACATATTTTATATAACGCAGATAATAATATTAATATATCTAAGATTTATTAGCTTGTTTTGAAGCAGTATCACTTATAAGAGGCATATTTAATGCTTTCTTTACATTTAATTTATGCTGTGATTCTATATCTTCCGTCTTTTTTGAATCTGGTGCTGTTGCGGCAGATGGCTTATCCTCAATTTCTACTAAGGTTCCTTCGTCAACATATGTACCATTTTTAATCGCATGTATATCTTTAAATACTCTTTTGGAAATCGCATCGTTCGACTTTTCAAAAACGTTTATTAATGAGGCTACTATATTCATCCCTACGCCAAACCAAACAAGTTCTTTCATATCATATCCTGCAGCAATTGTGGTTGTTAATACTCCTGCGGATTGAATAATATGAAAGAGGTAATTTAGATATTGATTCATCCGATTTAAACATGCACGTTTATCTATAAATTTTCTTAAATCCTGGATTTTATTTTGATTAAAAATATTGCGAATTTCTAATTCAACTTCTTCATCACTTAATGTTGTTACTTTAGTTGATTCCATTTACGTATATTCTATATGAATATTTTTTCAGAAAGTTTGTCTCATTTTTGGTTAGTGTAAATATATATACAAGTAATCATCGCCATAAAAAATATTATGATAATAATAAAGAAATAGTAAAACAAAGAGCAAAAAATTATATGGAAAATGTAAAAGAAACAAAATCCAGAAAATTCCGTCGTATTATTCCTCTTTCCAATTGAGATAGTAGATAAGACTCTTTGGTTCTAAACGATGAATAAACTCTTCCACAATCGGTCTTTTAACGATTATCGGAGTACCAGCGTTTACAGAAGGTAAATATACATTATGATGGAGTTGATATACAAGAGGGAAATATCGTTTCGAGACTTTTATTCCAGATTTCTTTACGTAATATGAAACGTATCCATTATGAGTTTCTTTAATAAAATCAATATATTCCATCGTAAATCGGTTGAAATGAGGAATATATTTTGGAAAAAACGCGAGAAATTCAGAAATTCTTCCCGATTGTCTTACGCATAAAAACTGGTATTTTAGATTCGGATTATTCCCCCTTAATTCTTTTAAATACTGATAAGCGGTATTTTCAATACACGTTGTTATTCCAGTAGATCGATCCTGAATCATTATACCAATCGGAATATATCTGGATGGATGACTCATATCCAATACTGTCGTAAGATTTTCATGAACTTCTATTTCAGAATAGCTAGAAAAGGAATATTGTTTTGGAACAGGAATAGTAGATGGCCATTCTACTCGGGAAATCGTTTTTACAGTATTTTTCAAAATTTCATAAACTGACACCAAATAAACGGTAGCTTCAGAAACTGTATTTATAATATGATTATTTGGATGTTGCAATACGAAGGAATAGCAATATGATTTATTTAGGATATTTACGAATTCGTTATTATTAATATCTTCTGAATGAATCGCCTCTAAAAACATTTCTTTGAACGTAAGCTCTTTTTTAGCCATCGTATCTGGTAAATCAGGATATTGATTACGATAATACCAATAGTTTCCACCAACCGAACCTTTTGTAGCGATTTCCCAACTCTCAATCGTTTTATCATAAAATAAGTTGATCATCGTTCCTTCAACTATTTCTGTAACAACCATTGAATCTGTCAATTCAGGGAATCCTTTTTTGAATGCTTGTTCTGAAATAGATGAAGGAGTCGAAAAACAAAGGAGATTTCCTTCAAGATCTGTTATTACAGAACGATATATTCCGCCATATAATGTCTCATCCGCAGATTTATTGTAGTTTAATATGCGATAATTACTGTTTTTTTTTTCTTGGATATTACTATCCATAGGAAATGTATTTAAATTATATGTAATAGACATCGTATATATAGAAGTAGATCTAAGAATATAATATACATTCTAAGATTATCTTTATACGATTTCTATAAATCATTTATGATAATTCATATGATAATATAGAAAAAAAATATACGGTTAATATATACGATGGCAGATATGCAAGTATTTATGGGCATAATGGCATTTTACGCAATTATTTCTTATATTATTGGACCTATAGTAGGATATTATGCTGGAGGACGTACATATAATTCTGCAGGAAATGGATTTATATGTGGTAGTTTGATTTCAATTATTCTATGGTATTCAGTTGGACAAAAAATGGTAAATAGATAATATTACCGAATTCATTTAGATGATTATATATTTGTATCTCTATATAAATATATGAGTGAAAGAAAAGATCCTATATATGGCAATATTTATGATGATGAAATAGTAGACTATGAAGAAGATGAAGAAGATGAATCTAAAAAAGAAGAAGAAATCGAATCTCATGAAGAAGAAATCTCTCTTCGATTAGGCGATATCGTCGAAATTTTAGCACCACCGAATCCAGATCTTCATGAAGGTTCATTTTTCATTGAATATATTGATGATGATTTCATTAGTCTTATAAATATTACTACTTTAAATAGATATCCTTTAAATATTGATGAATATGGAAAATTTACAGATGAATCTATTCAAGAAATGAATATTTTAATACGTGCAAAAGAAGAAGGTTATGCACGACAAAATAGATTACTTCCAGGAACATGGGTGGAACTTCATATTAATGCTACTATAAGAGTTACCATTACTGGAGAGATTATTGAGTTAGAAGAAGATCAAATAAAACTAATTACTTATCCAGATATGAAAGTTATTTATGTAAATTTTGATTATAAAGGTATTCCAAAACATATTCCATTTGAGAAAATAGTGATTCGAGAGAAACCCGCACAACTTGATAAAATCGGGTCTCTTAAAGATATACAAGGTCTAGATAAAGATGAAATTGCAGATGTTGTGGCGAGAGAAGAAGATATTTCGATAGAATATTTGGATAATGGTGAAGCGGTTATTCGGGGAGTATCTGATTCGAAGAATGAACCGAATTTCCGAGAGAGGTTACATGATTTATATAGAAACTCTCAAAATATAATTATTTTAGAAGATTTAGGAGATATTATCCAGTTAATCGAGTTACCAGAATCTCAACAACGATATAGTGTAGATATACAAGTGAATAGTATTATAGATGAATTATTATCTACGATTCCAAATGCTAGCCGTAGTAAATCGGTCATGAATAAAGTCCATCTATTAGTCGAACGTTATAAAGAACTCCGTTTAAAATTTTCTCGATTTGATGAAAATGATAATATTCGTTCATTCCTAACGAAAGATTATACGTATAAACCTATTGTAAAACGTCTGGAAGAATTAGATGTACGATTAAAATGGATTATACCTGTAGTTGAAACTCAGAAAAAATTATATACGGAAGACTTGTTGAGTATAGTCCAAGTTTTAAAAGAAGATATTAATACCCAAAATCGCGTATACTATGAAAATCGATCTGGAGAAGAAAACCGTTATTTCTCATTATATCAATCTCTCGAAGATTCTATGCGACCATTTCATGAACAACAAAATAATTCGTCCTATCTTACAAATAAACGCGTAATGACGAACATCGAGGCGATTATACAAGAAGACGAAGACTTTTATAGTAAAACGGTTTATCAGTCAAATACGTTTATGCGTAGATTTGTAATTGAATCATATAACTTAGGTCTCTCGAAATTAGAAAGTGGATATTCCATGGAAGATTCAAAAATGACAAACGCAACTTGGAGTAGATGTAATGAAGGTGGTAAACGTACAACTTCACGTATAGAGATGACCCCTGCAGATAAAATGGCGATTAAATCGCTTATCGTACTTCCTAAACAAGTTGTCCAGTATTCGAAACTATATTTACCATCTACGAACATTTTAGATCGTACAAATTTACACCAAACGAATTTGATGTTATTTCGAGTTCTAAGAAAGAATTTGAAAACTACGGATATGATCCAGCATATCGTAGATGACCTAGATAAAGAGATCGATTACGAGAGTCTTGAAAAAGAAACGGGGATCGGATTTCTCTCAAAAACAACGGAATTTATCTTGGAAGAATCGAAATGGGCAGAACCGAATAAATTCCGGAAATTTCTCTCGTCTATTTTCCCAAAAACAAAACTCTTGATTAATTTTATAAAACCTCAATTAAAGAATAAATTATCAGTAACGACGGTTATGGACGCACTAGAACCGTTTTTAGTATATTCAGAAGATATCACCTACGGACATTATGCAAACGATATTCGTCGATTTATTAAAGACAGAATTACGGAAATAAAGGCAGAGTTTCAAGCTAGACTAGCTATATTTAATCACTATAGAAGTTATAAATTTAATATAAATCCAAGTATATTAATTCCAATTCGTATATTTAAAGAAAGCCCTGAATTACTTGACCGATTTCTAGCATTATATGAATTTAAAGGAAAGACCGACGACCAAAACAAGACATCGAATGAAATGATAAATAAGATATTACATACAGACCAAAGCACGATATTTACCATGCTACTATCTACGATGATGATATCTTTAAGAACTCCCGATAATCTATCTATTTTAAAAGATGAAGTTGAAGATATGGGAGAGATCGAGAGAATTAAACCAACCGATTGTTCTCAGAAAATAATCACGAAACTATACTCTTCAATGGATGCACTTATGAAGGATAACCATAATAGTGATGTATTTTATGATAAAGATTATGATAGTACTCCATATAATATTTTGAAAAAGTATGAAGAAGACCAGAAGAAAAGATTACCCGACAAATTTCTCGCATTCTTGGAAGAAAATTTAGTTCAAAAACACGAATGTCCGAGAGAAATGGCGAACGAATTGGCGAAAACAATGATTGAGGGTAAAAAACGGGTAAAAGATGGAGAATATGCGATCGTCGAAATAAAACCGAAATCTACTAATAAAGATAAGACCGAAGAAGATGAAGGCGATATCATCGAATTGGAGGCTCGTAAAAAAACATTATATTTTCAACGAAAGAAGGATGTTTGGGTACAAGATAAAGATGTTGATGAAACAATGTTTATTGATTCAAGCATAATATTTGCTAATATGTCTAAGAAATGTGCAGTAAAACAAAGTCGTTTAGGAGATAAGATAGAAGAAGTTAGAGATACAAATAAAAGATTAATGGATGATGCGAGAAAAAAGGCGTTAAAGGAATTCGACCGTAGATATCAAGTTTCTCTCGAAGATTTAAAAACACATTTAGAAAAAGAATTGACCGAGCGTATTCGATTTATTCAGAGACTCACTCTTCTTAAAGACGTCCAATTAAAACGAACCAATAATTTAGAGTATGAATATGGTCGTAATTTACAGGTCGTCGAATCAATTCATTCTCCTTACGAGGCATTATTAGAACTAATTTTAGAACAAGAAGATTTTTCCAAGAAACAAGATGATATTGTCCGTTTCGCGGCTAAATTTACGAGAGATCCGATTCGTGGATTCGTGGATTCTCTCGAAAACGAGGAACCTTTTTGGAAATATTGTAAGGAAACAAACGTAAAATTATTACCCGATTTCTTATTAATACTCGCTCAAGAGTATTGTAATGGGGGTGATTATAACAAAAAACTAGATGAATTATGTAGTCCAGAACGAATCGAGATTATAGGAAATCGCGTGGTCGATAAAGTCAGTGGACGAACGATGAAATATGTTGATTTTTCAGATGAAGAAGGATATAATGACGCGGGATTTAAAGTATCTACAAATGCGGTTTTAGAAATATCGACTCTCGAACATTTAATGAAATTTACGGAAAATCAGCGGATCTTTAAAGATGAGACAACTGAACAAATATATAATATTATATCTGCGATTTGTAGAAATATAGACATTCCGATCGAAACCGTCGAAGAAAATGTACTTCGTATTTCGGTAGATATGATACAGGATAGACAAATTGTATCATCGGAAGAAGGATATGCGAAACGTGTAGCCAAGAATGAAAAGAAACAGGGGAAAAAACTAGCACCTTATCCATATTACAGAAACGAAATGATTATTCTTATATCTGTATCTGTATTAATCGCATGTATTCAATCCATAATTGGTCTTAAAATAAATAAAACATTTCCAGGATGTATACGGTCATTTTCAGGGTATCCATTTGGTGGTATAGAAGATTTAACTACGATCGAATACTTTTCATGTGTCTTATATAAAATGCGTAATGAGACGATTCAACCTTGGAATGCTATTTATAAAGTAAATCGTGAAGAATTAAAAGAGCGTATAAAGACAATATGTAGTGTTTCATTGAATAATAATGATATTTTAGATTTATTTCAAGAAAAGAGAGATTATCTAGTTTTAAATCCAGAAGAAGAGAATATTCCAGATTCTCTCCAAATATCTGGTTGGAAACAATTTTTACCACCGATTGGAAAACTGGATATTATTAAACATTTACAACCTCTCTCTCAAACATTTAAAAATGATTTCTTAGAATTAATGCGAAAGGGGGATAAATCACAGACGGAGGATTTTTTAGTAATGAAATCTAAAATCATACAATATACGATTGGAATCATTCAGGCGATTCAAGAAGTCGTAGATTCTAAGAATGTACTACTAAAAACCGCGTCGAATGTACCATTTTTACAGAACGCATGTTGTAATGAAGAAGGAGCTTCGATGCGTCCTCTGGATTATTTTATGAAAGAAGAAGTAAATATCGAACAGTACTTGAAGACACTGACATCTATAATAAAAACAGTGAATAATACGAACCACATATCGAAAGCAGGGGCAATGTATGATCCGCGTCGTACTGGAACGCGTATGATTACGAATAATCAATATTCATCCGAACCTGATATTGAAACTATTTATGCGGCATTTATTTATTATTGTGGACTAGATAAAACGGGTTTTATTCATCCAGAATTCCGCGATTTTTTTACAGAAATACCCAAAAAATATAATAAACATAGTTCTCTCGCGGAAAAAATTGTCGTTTTAAAGCAAGAGGGAAAACAGTTCGGACACCAAGAATTATCGACGTTAATGACGATTATACATAAGAAAAATAAAGTCGAACGTTATTCGAATCCGAGATATACATTCGTGGGTATTATTCGGGACATTCTCTCGAATTTACATAGGAATAATTCGACGGTAATAGAAGAACCTCTACGTCGACATATAGAAGAATGTTTGAATGATTATAGTCCGACGAGATTACGTGCAATTGAACCAGATAATCCTCAAAAAGTATTGGAGGATTTGAAGGATTATCTCTCGACGACGAATAATCGAATGTATAGTGAAATTATCAATTTCATACGCGATTTTGGAAAACCGAATGAACGCCGGTTGAAAAATATAATGGATTTCTTAGATTCCACTCGTACCGATTGCGAGGATTCGAAACGAAAGTATAGTTTACAGTCATGGCAATTAGATTGCGACATGGAAAAAACGGGAACGTATTATGATAATGGGCTAAATACGATTTTCCAGTTTACGAAACAATCAATACATCAGATAACCCATATTTTTCCAGAAATAATTTTAAATAACGTATCATATAGGACGATACCGTCGCATTGGGGATTAGGAGAGAAAGACAAATTATTTATCATGGATAAAGTGAATGATTCTTTTGCAGTATTGAATAAATTTAAGGAAGACCGGATGATTTCGAGGGTATTACAAGAGATTCGTCTGCGAAATGTTGATTTATACCTGTTTCTCTCGAATTTACCGGTTCATACCCCCATCGTTAAAGATGGGGTTACCTATTATTCTATTTTTGATAAACAGGCGATTCTACAGATTATTCTATACGTATTTTATTCGGTATTACACGAATATAGATTATTAGCCTATGACGAAAATATGTTACATGTTGATCGTATAGAACATTTAAATGCTCGTCGAAAAGAAAATTATGAGAGAACAGATTCAGAAGGAGGTCTTTTCTCGAACGATATTGATATGAACGAAGAGTTATTTGATGAAAATGAACGAATCATGGAAGTCCAAATAGAATCGGGAGAGAGAGAAGATTTAAAACGTCGAATTGCGAATCTAATGATGTCTTATATTGATATTATTCAGCTAAATAAGACGATGGTTGATTATTCATATGAACAAATTTCGACGAATATACGGTCATCAAAGATGAAAGAGAAAATGATGATTATTGGTCGTCTAGAGAAGCTATCTATTGAAGAACGCCGTGTCGAGAATATGATGAAGACATATCGATTAGGAAAATGGAATGTTGGACAACAGAAAGGATTATATATGTATGATGAAAAAACTCAGGATAGAGAACGTGAAGATTTATTAGAGCAGGGAGTACAAGATAATGAAGAACTATATCATTTAGCGATGGGAGAACTAAATATAGATAGTACGACGAACGCAGTAACGGTTGAAGATATCGATTTAGAGAATGAGAGAGACGCAGCAATAGAGGTACATAATGAGTTTTTAGATATTGATGATTTAGGACAAGATTATGATGAGGGATACGGTTATGATAATGAACAGGGAGATTTTGAAGATACTTAAGTATAAGATACTATACGAATATAATCAAAATTCTTTTCATCGAAATTCTTTTCAATACATATTATAGATTCGAGAATAATATGTATTTATCTAGGACATTTATAGCTCAAAATAAAGTAAATGTAGCAATCTTATTATTTTTAGTTATGTTTTCAATATTCCATTTTTTTAAACCTGGATTTGCATATAATAACGAGGGTGGATTTAGACCATTCGGTCTAGGATTTCGAAATAAAACGGTGGTTCCAGTATGGGTAATTGCCATCCTATTCGCGATTATCTCCTATCTATTTGTACTATTTTTGATACAATAATCTATTCAGAAAACAACTTTAGAATTTCATCTTTATTGGCATTATCTTGATAAATATACCATTTCTTTTTAGATGCGTCCCATAGTCCTCCTAGCTTCTTTACTTCGTCTTTTTTTATAAAGGGAACTTTCAGAAAGATTTTTGATGTAGATGGTCTCTGATAACTAATATCTACACCTATTGCTTCATTCGCTAATCTATCTGCATGTGCGTTCCCTATAGAATGAATATCAGTATTATCAGTATGTGCTTTAATATGTATAAACGAAATCTTCGATTGATTCTTATATAATTCATATGCTGATCGTACTGAGTCTTTATTTGGAATATCATCTATCCATGCTTTCTTAGAACATTTTTCGCCATATGAGGTACAACAGCGTATGGCATATTCGGAATCGGTTACTATAGCAACATTTTTTCCAGATAGTATATCTGTTTCTATAATAGAGAATGTTTGAATAATCGCAGTTAGTTCGGCAATATTATTGGTTTGTTTTCCGACGATTCTTCTAGATATATTTCTAGGATCATCTATTCCAAAAAATATTCCAATACCAGCCGCCGCATCTATAGAACCATTTTTGGAACATGCCCCGTCAGTATATACATAATAATCAACCGTCATCTTTATTATTATAAAATAATAAATATGTTTATATGTTATTTATTTATGATTTATTTATAGTAGTTCCATTCCTGAAAGTTCTTTTAGATATCTTTTTGAGCAGGTTTCTACTAGTAATCCATTCGCATATATTCCGTAATTCATAAAATAATCGTCATTTTCTAATGCTAGATGATATATGTTATACTCTCCTTGAATCTCGTATACAGAGGCTCTTTCATCGATACATGATGGGAGTCTAAATTTGTTATCAGTTACACATAATCTACCTGCGTTTATTTCAATGGCCTTTTCTTTCTGTTCTTCTGAAATAAAGTCGTCAACGAGGATACTATGACATCCAGTGATGATAAGGTCTTCTGTTATTTCTGGATATTGTTCTGATGTACATTTATAGAGCTGGTCTTTAATTCTTTCTTGTAATGCAGGATGATGCATATTGCTTTTACCAATCATATCTATTGGGACAAATCCATGTAATACGGTTTGTATAAGATCGCCTTTTCTTAAAGATTCAATCGGAAGATATCCCTTATCGGTAAGAATTTTAGTTCCTTCTTTAAAACATGTTACATTAATGATTCCTAGAATTTCCGCAGAAGTATTAGTTGCGTTTCCTGCCTGAACAGCTAAAATTGGTGCAGTACCTTGATCGACAAAAGTAATATTTGATCCATTAACAGTAGCTTTACTTGTATCCATACTATAATAACTGAATGCACCTGAACTATTGGATGTTGGATTGGTAATTGATAATGTTTCGTAAAATTTTTTAGATGATGGAATATTGAAGTTCGAAATAGTAGTAATCGTGGTAAATATGGAGTTACTACTAAATCTTGATGTTAAGTTGTTTAAATTTGTAGCATTTGCAGTATAATATGCAATTTTATTAGCCCCATTAAATGCACTTCCGTCAATGTAAGGTATATTTCCTTTAAAATAAATTGAAGTTAAATTAGTACATTCTCTAAATGCATCCACCCCAATATATGTAATGTTAGGTGGTAAAACAATAGAGGTTAAATTACTACAACTCTTAAATGCTTCTTGTTCAATCCTTGTAACACTATCTGGTATAGTTATCTGGTATAAACCACATGCAAAAAATGTATTTCTTTCAATTGTTGTAAGTCCATTTGGTATATTAATGTAATATATCCCGCATGATGCAAACGCATAAGCTCCAATAGATTTAACACCTTTTGGTATATCTATATATTTTAGACTGCCAGAACCACTAAGTAAAGCACCTGCAATTTCTGTAAGTCCCATTGGTAATTTAAGATATTTTAATGAATTAAGATTATCATTGAATGCACCGTAGCCAATATATGTAACTGAATCTGGTATACTAATAGAGATCATACGAGTGTTTTTGAATGCATTTTCTTCAATTCTTGTAACAGTATTTGGTATATTAACAGAAGTAATATTAATTTTGTCTGTGAATGCACCTTGAGTACCATTGAATTTAAGTGTTGTCACTTTATAAGTGTTACCATTTGTAGTAAATGTACTCAATATGTTAACAACTGTATATCCACCTGTATATCCATAATAATTTCTAACTACTGCAGCAGTATTGTCAGACATTAATATATAGTCAATATTATCGTATGTATACAAAGGGTAAGTAATACCGCCAATAGTAGTTGTTGACAAAGACATTATATATATATATATATATATATATATTAAAACTTGCTAAATTAATTAAAACCTTCTAAATTAGTTCATCATTTTTAATTGAAAAATATGTGGATATTTCTTCTTCATAAGAGTAATCAATTCTTCAGATTTTACTACTTTTTGATCTTTCAATAATTCCGCGCCTTCATAAATAAACTCCTTCGAATTATGAATCACGAATTCCGCATATCCATACGCATCTTGAATTAAATCCGTAATCTCATTATCAATCATTTCCTTATACTTTTCGCTATTTACTGGATAAATAATCTTTTCTCCTAAACCATAATACATAATCATTTTCTCGGCCAATTTTAAAGCCTCTTCGAAATCATTAATTGCGCCAGTAGTAACTGACACCCCGTAGAAAACCTCCTCGGCGATTCTTCCAGATAATAAAATCATTAAATGTTCGAAAAGGGATTCTCTCGTATAAATATTCGAATTAGACGACTCGAAAATCGTATACGCAGGCGAATTCGGCGATGAGAGATTAATTACAACTTTCGTAACTTTAGCATGATGTTTACAAACGAGTCCTACGAGAGCATGTCCTAATTCATGAATCGCAATATGATCAATAATATCTCTAGTAAAATGATGTTCATTCGGTTGCCATCCAGCCAAAATTCGATTATATACCGTATCTAGGTCGTCTGCAGAAAATGCGGTTTTACCAAGTCGTAAAGCATTCAACATTGCTTCGTTCAATAAATTCTCGATTTGGGCACAAGAAAATCCCGCGGTAGTTTCAATAATCGTATCAATATCGACAGTAACATCGTACGGTTTTCCTACTAGATTCATATTGACAATTTCTGTACGCGTATTTTTATCCGGGTTTCCAATAAACATACGTTTATCAATACGTCCAGGACGTGTTAAAGCGCTATCAAGAAGGTCGGCGCGATTGGTCGCACCAATCACGAAAATACCGTTCGCGGTTCCGAACCCATCGAGCGCGACCAATAATTCGTTCAAGGTATTATCGCGTTCGGAGGTACTGGATTCGCTATTCTTTGATCTGGCTCTTCCTAAAGCATCGATTTCATCAATAAAGATAATGCACGGGACATTTTTTTTAGCAAGTTCAAAAAGTTCGCGAATACGAGATGACCCGACGCCCACATATACCTCTTGGAATTCCGACCCAGAAACGGTAATAAATGCAGTTTTCGCTTCACCAGCCAATGCTTTTGCTAATAAGGTTTTACCATTTCCAGGAGGTCCTTCTAAGATTAGTCCTTTTGGAATACGAACATTATATTGTGCATACTTGGTAAAGTTTGTTAGAAGGTCTATACATTGATATAGTTCGGATTTAATGGAATCGTATCCGCCAACATTTTTAAATGAAAAAGGGCTTTTTGTAATGACCTTAAAATTCTTGGATTTCTGATTCCTGGATTTGCGGTAGGAATCGTCATCGTCGTAATCATCGTCGCCATCGCCATCATGGCCAAATGGATTTTTTTCACTCTGTTGAATCGGAATAAATTCGAAAGCATTTCCAAAACTTTTCAGCATATTTTTATTAAGAACAATGCGGATATTACCTTGTGAATTACGCTGAACGTATTCGGGAGGTAAATGCGAGTATTCATCCTCTCCTTCAAAGTCTTCGATGTCTTCGCCGAATTCATCTTCGAATTCTTTGATAGTTTTATCGAATTGATTTTTTGGATAAGAAATATTTTGAGAATTCAATCTTTTCATGGAATTTTCATAGTATTTTTGAGAGAATGGATACTTCTTCGCCGGCTTAATAAATTTACGGTAGGACTGGAAAGGAAAGGAAAAGGACAATGTGTATACCGACAACGCGAGTAATGAGAGAATCCCGGTAGTAAATCGCATTATATATCTATAAAATGTGATTTATTTATACGGTTTAACAATATAGTATATTTTTTACAACTCCATCTCTAACTCTACAAAAGAAACGAATCGAGAATCATGAACATATCTCGAGAGAAAGTATTGTTTGTTGTTTGTTCGTGATAAAAATCGGAAATATTGGTTTGAATCCGATATTTTATTAGAGGAGTTATCAATTTTTGTTGGCGTTGAAATAAAAACCCGAGAGATTCACCAGATTTTAAAATAGAATTTGAGAGAATGAAAATAAAAAATGAAACGCGCATAATATAATAAATTAGTAAATATAGAATTATCGATTTATACGGTTTTATAGTGTAATATATATATATTGAATAAGACACTTTAGTAGAATGAATGCGTATAATCCCGCTTTTCCAAAAGAGAAAAATAATATAAGGAGAGATGTCGGAAATTCCCAGATTAATCGAAAATTCGTCGAAATTCTACATGTCGGAATTATTAAATAAATGTCATGAAAATCGCGTATACGTCTATCAATACGCTTTAAATATCGGTATATTTATCATATTTATTGTTATATTTGGACTAGTACTATATTACTGTTATCGCGTAAAGCTCTCTCCAGAAGAAGAATATCAAAAGAAAATCAAAGAGCAGGAATATATATTATCTAAGATACGATTCTATAAAGACCATCAGCGTGCGATTCAAACCAAATCCTCCATTACACAATTGCCGACATTAGATAATCGTCCGTTATAACCGGATGAAGATTATACGGGAGTATAATATATAATGTCTACTACATTTTTAGAAGAACGCCGAGAGTTTTCTATACAACCCGAAAATAATACGGCACAACAGCAGTTACTCGATTTCTTGGAAAATCTTCATCCATCTTTAACTGAAATTATAGTGAAAGAGCCGATGACGGGTGATCTCGATTTCCAGATTTTAAAAGAGTGTAATTTTACGAATGTAACATCTCTCCAATTCGCGCCAGGAAATATTACAAGTATAAGAAATCTTCCTGATCATATTACTCAATTGATATGTCCAAGAAATCTATTAGTAGAGTTAGAAGATCTACCCCCTAGAATAATAGTTTTAGAAGTGAATGAAAATGGAATCAAACATATGAATTTTAGAAAATATACGGCTTTAAAAATATTAAATATCTCTCAGAATCTCTTTATCGATATTCGGAATGTTCCGTCTTCTTTAGAGAAATTATACTGTAGTAATAATCGAATCAAGATACTCGATTTAGATGGCGTCGAGAATTTAACGACTCTCCATTGTGAAAATAATATGATGATTGTCGTTCAACATTTCCCGGATACAATTACGGATTTAAGAATGGATAATAATCCGAATATTGAGACAAATCGTAATCATGATAGTGGAGAGAATGTTACTAAATCGGATATCGATGTAAACAACGCACTTAATCTATATTTTTATTTAAAGGCGAAATACGAAAAAATACGAAATACACATAAACGTAATATATATATAAAAGGACTAAAAAATGGTATAGGAAAACGTAAACTATTAAATCAAATAAATACTTTTAGACATAAATGTATTAATTGTAAGAATCCTGGTTCACCTGAAGGAACCATTTTTAAGGTAACGGATAGGACGTATACTGCAATTTGTGGAGCAAACAATCCTTGCTCACTAAATATCCGTATTTTTGCGGGCGTTTTTAGCGATTTATATTATTATCTTACAATGTTTCAAGATTTGGTAGAAGAGTCGAAATCCAATATGATTCAGCATAAATTAGATTCTCTCTTTAATTATATAAAAGAAGAAGATTCGATTGCTAGGTTTAAAGAAATTATGGAAGTTTATAATGGAGATAATGAAATCGTAAGAGACATAAAAGAACACTATAATAATATTTATAATAATAAAGAACGAGAAGAAAAGATTGCAGAAAAAAAGTATGAAATAGAATCCGCAAAATCTAAAATAAATGAATGGTTAGACGAATATAGAAGCACTGGAAATCAAGAGATTCTAACAACCGCGATGGAGTTTTACGCAAATGAACTATTGCCCGAAATACAGAATTTGCGGTTTCTAGTAAACGAGATTAACGAAGTGAATATTTTAGAATCTTCGAATAAAAAAGGGAATTTAGAAGGAAAACGTATATTATTTCAACTACAAAACCAATTAAGTAAAATAGATTATACATTTGGAGAAGATGCGAAAGTAGAGAAATTTATAGAAAATTATCATTTACATTGATTATAATTTGTAACACCTTCCCATTCAATATTATTTTTCATAGCCCAATCATAGTTTGCACATAATACAGAACCATATTGACCCCAATTATTATCAGTGAAATCTATGACAGGATTTTGAATATTCTCAATATCATATCCGGCAGGTATTTGTAGTTTAGTATATGCTAAAATAGTATTTGCATTTTTATCCGTTAATAATATACCCCCGGAATTTGCATCAGTTGTATATTTAATATTACCTTCGCTTATAATTTTATATACTGGAACACCCTGTAAATTTCCTAAATTCTTACTTCCTTTAGGTGGAATATTACAAGTACCATCTTGATTTACATACCAACCAACTGGACAATTTGACATTACTGGCGGATATACAGTATTTACTCCTGGAGTTATATACCAGAATATTACCATTGTTATAATAAAAATAAATCCAGCGACTCCAATAACTATATGTTGATAACTAAAACTATTTATTCTATCAAATTTACTAGTTACACTTATTATGTTATTCGGTATCATATTCTTCTTTATAGTATAGTTCGAATATATTTTCTTCAAACTATATTATTTTTATATTTTTAATTAACATGAATTGTAAGTCGAAACCCCATTCCATTCTATTTTATTCTCATTACTCCATGCTTTTTTGCCACATATGGCGGACTTTGCAGATTTATATGAATCCCATTTAGAGTGATTCGGATTAAATCCTCCAGCAGGTTGTATTGCACTATCATATCCAGGAGTTTTACTAGTACTCGCCCATGTTCCACCTGGTGCTAAAGAATTACAATTAATTGAATCTCCTGAACAAATCGGATTTAAACAATTACCTTCATCATCTTTCATCCATAATTTAGGACACTCATCCTGAGTATAAGGGAAAGCTTTACTTGATATTTTATTATATGAAACTGCATATATCACTAAACAAATAATTAATAAAATTAACGCTATAATAATAACAATATTATTAAACTCCATATATATGATAAATATATATTTTTTATGATGAAGTCTTTGAGTTGGATATTATTCCTATTTTTTTAAAAAAATTCTTAATTGTCTCTGTACTATTCCCAGTACAATTTGTCATAAAGGATATAAATGCGAGAAAACAAATAATACCAATGACTAATTCTGTAAATTTCATTGAATATATATTTTAGAAAGACAAAAGAAAAGAATATATCGGTTTGTTATATACTAAACTATGCCACTTGATATTCGTCCTTATGTAAAAACCGATACAATTATAACTGATCCAGAACATAAATCTCAAATATTAGACATGCAACGATATAATGGTCGAGTAAATATTATTTCTCAACCTGATCCGAGTGCAATATTTAAGATGCAGGAAAGAATCGCGCTAAAGAATAAACCTACGAGTTATTATACTGCGCTTTCAGGAAATGAATGGGAAGATAATTTATTAGCTCGTACATATTTCTCAGCAGAAAACATTCAGATTATTCAAAATGGATTACGTGCCGGAGTATATAATATGTCTAAAACCGCTGGAAATGAAATTGTAGTACCTCCGCAGAACATCGAACAATTATCCATTATTATGCGCAGTATCTACTTCCAATATACTGAAAATTTATCTACGGATATTCGTGGACAAATCGAACGGCTAAATAAACTCGTTCTAGCAGATGTTATTCCTAGAGTATATGGAGAAGCGATGGGATATTTAAAATATATGCAAGACCAGAGTACGTTAGTAGTTCCATTAGCGATGCCTCTACACCATGACCGAAATTATAAACAACTAGAATTAAAACCTTGGTTCAATAATACATATATATCTGATGTACGGGCAAAACAAACACAAAATAATTATAAATAAAAACAATATAATGGTAATTTAACTAAATATTATAGTTTTAGAAAATAATGGAAGATATATCTCATAATAAACCAGTTTTAGAAAATAAAATTCTACCGAATGAAAAAAAAAGTTGCTCTATCTGTACGGAATCATACAACCTTTCTACGAGAGGATGTGTTAAATGCGAATATTGTGTTTTTGAAGCTTGTCAGAAATGCTACAAGATATTTGTTTTATCTATCAATGAACCGAAATGTATGCTGAATGAATGCGACAAACTGTGGTCGCGTAAATTCATTTCAAACGTATTTCCAAAATCATTTATTAATAAAGAGTTAAAATGTCATCGAGAAGAAGTTCTTCTACAACAAGAAATCGCTCTATTACCAGCAACGCAACCATATGTCGAAGAACTTATCGTTCAAGAACGAGTAAGACGTCAAATATTGATTTTGAGAGAACAACAAAACCGCATTTCATATGAAATTAATGGTTTAAATATCGGACTAAATTCTAGAAAACCTCCTGCTGAAGACCGACGTACATTCGTTATGCAATGTCCAGTAACAGAATGCAGAGGATTTCTATCTAGTCAGTGGAAATGCGGTCTTTGTAATATATGGAGTTGCCCTGAATGTAGAGAAGTAAAGGGAGTCGCGAGAGATTCAGAGCATACTTGTAATCCCGATTCTATTGCTAGCGCAAGGATGATTGCGAATGAAACAAAACCGTGTCCAAAATGCAGTATTAATATATTTAAGATAAACGGTTGTGACCAGATGTGGTGTACGAATTGTAATACGGGATTTAATTGGAGGACGGGGAGGATTGCAAATGGTCCAATACATAATCCGCATTTTTTCGAATGGCAACAACGAACACTTGAACGAGCGAACGGACAGCCGGCAGATAGACATAATCATCAGATTTGTAGAGGAGACCTTCGTATGAATTATATGCGTACGATTTTCTTATATATACGCAATTTTAGAAATGAACCAGAGGAGAACTGGAGAGGATTTACTTCGAGATTATCTAGTTTAGTCCAGAGGATTTTACATATTATGTATGTCATATTACCGCCACTACGCGAATCATTTGTCGAACGTAATCGCGAGTTACGTATTAATTATATGCGAAATTTAATTACAAAAGAAGAACTTAAAACATTAGTCCAGCGGAATAATAAACGCGCAGAAAAAAATACCGAGATAGCGAATGTGTATGAAGTTTTAGTGGAATCCGGCCAGGATATTTTAAATCGAATTCGTATACTATTAAGTCCAGAATACGATCCTACGATTCCATTTTTAGAGAGATTCCAACCACTGAAAGAATTTACGGAATTGATTGAATATATAAATGAATGTTTTAGAGAAATCAAAGAAACCTATTCGTGTAGAGGAATCCGCATTGACGATAATCTAATGATTGTTAGTTATCGATGAATCTCGCATTTACATACATTTTGTGGAGTAGCTCCTCGGGAATAGTGTAACAAGTTGCCACATATACAACAGAATAAACATTGTAAATATAACTTATTACGAGTATTGCCATATATAACAACATTTGGTTGACTTAGCAAGAAAATCCAATATTGTTCTGTATCATCATGATATTTATCTGAGAAATATCCACTATATATAATACACTTATTGAATATACGGCATATTTCTTGTTTTCTCTCCGTAATAAATAGTCGACTTATACCAGTAGGCATATCATAAAAGCAAAACCCTTTTATGATATTCAATACGTCATCCGGTAACTGGATATTGTTGATAAGAAGCTGTTTCGATACTTGCATTTTAACGGGTTTATTTAGATAATATCGAAAAAAAAAATTCAATTTTTTATACTTTTATATTTTTATAAAATCCAAAAATCCAAAAATCCAAAAATCCAAAAATCCAAAAATCTAATTCTCAAAATCATCGTTAATACATCTACAAATATTTTGTTCCGTACATCCTCTCGAATAGTGCGAATAGTTTCCACATAAACTACAGTTTACCCCTTGTAAATCTAAAATGGGTCTTTGATTAGTTATATAAAATACCCAATGTTCTTCTGTATCAGGATTCTCAAAGTGTCTTCCCGGATTTTTACGTGAAATACAATGCTCACTATTAAATATCCGGCATATTTCTTGTCTTCTCTCTGTAATAAATCTTCTCATGAGGCCGGTAGGCATATCATAAAAGCAAAAATCCTTTATGATATTCAATACGTCATCTGGTAACTCGACATTCTTGCTGATATTGTTGATAAGGAGCTGTTTCGATACTTGCATTTCTGATTATTTTAATCACTGATGTTTTAGATGATGAATGAAAAAAAGAATTTCAATTTTATGCTTTATCTAATATATATATACAAATAATTATTTACACCCTTGAACATTTAAAATGGCACGGTTAGCACCAAAAAAAGAAGTTTAAGGTTTAGCCTTTACATGTGCAAAGGTATAAACGGCGTAAACGGATTTTTGGAGTTTCAGCTGCAGCAGTAAAAAAAGAGAAAAAAACGAACAATAAAAAATAAAAGACGAAAATATAGAAAAACAATGATAAATAAATTAACTTCTAAAATCTAGCTAATCGCATCAATGACTTAAGAGCTTTTTTATAATGATTTGTTGTTTTATGTATTGGTTCATCGAACTTAAAAATCAAGTCGTCGTTATATTTTTCTCTCTCTCGTTCTAACCGTCGTCGAACTGTCATCGCTTCTTCTTGTTGTATTAGTTCTGCCCAGGTAATCGCATTTTCTCTTCTACGAATTTCTTCTTCTTCTTTTTCCCTCTCCGCTAGATATGCGTCTAGGAGATTCGCGCGATTCGTCATAATGAATGTTTCTGTATTTCGCGTTTTCCCCATTTTTGTAAGGAAGGTAATGTTTCTTTCATATAATGGACCAACACCTGCGATATATGTGATGACTCCTTGTCTACATTTATCGGCGTTCATATGGATAGCTTCTTCACGTGTAAGACTCATGTTTCAGGTAATAAAGATTTATATATTTTGTATAACTATAAAAATGCGTCAATTTTATTTATTTTACTAACGCCAACTTCTTAGATTCGGATCATTGCTTAAATGACACCCTTCTTCATAATGCCCGTCCATTCCACATATATTACATACGTCATCGTCGGCATCGTCGTCAACCGATTCGATATCTTCTAGTATCAAATTTTTTGACGGATGATGATATATTTGAGAGCAGCTTTCTTCTAATAAATGTTTTATTTCTGAAGGATTCAATTCCATTCTCTCGAATAAAAATCCGCGAACATTATTGATTCCATATGAATTTATTCTAAAAACCGTAAATAGATATTCATCAACACTTTCTTCGAATTCGATAACCTCGATCGGTTTATATTTGTTAGTCCATTCGGTCGGAGTATGATCTTCTAGTATAAAATTGGGATTATCCGTAATACCGACATAGTATTTACCTTGTTCTAATTGAAGAGTATATAAATAGTTCATGATTTAGTTTTACTTTATATATAAAAAAAAGTTTTTTATTTCGATTTTATAGATTTATTGAATTATATATTTGGGAATCGTATATTTTATTATTTTTTCACGACGATCCTCTTAATAACCACCTTTTTCTTTTCTCCTCCTACTACAGCTCCAGATTGAATCCTCTCTCTCTCCATCTTATATATATCATATTGTTTATCTAACTCTCCTAGTTCAGATAACCAAATCTGTTCCAGAGAAGTTCCAATCAACACCTCCAATTCTTTTTCTAGATCGACCTTCTCTCGCATAATCTTCTCAACATTCTCTTCAGTAACCGAATCCATGGGCATTTTTACCAAATACTTAAAATCTCCGTCAATCTTCGTAAATGACATTGTTTCTAACATATGATTGACTTCTTCCGTTTTCTTCCTTCTTAAATCGATCTGCCCGGACAATATATCCTGAATATATCTCGCACGCATCGATAATTTTACTAACTGCTGCTGCATAGAAACAATTAATGCATCCTTACGTTTTTTATATATGGCAATTCTTACATCATAGAACTCGTCGATAATTTCCTGAACCGTCTCGTATTTCGTTAATTTAGATTCTGCGTTAAACATATACATATTCGTAGCAGAAACCGTCGTATTCAGTTTCAGTATTTTCTCTATTGCCGTAGAATCCATCTCCGCCAATTTACCTTTTGGAAAGGTAACTGTAATATGAACACGAACTTCAGTCGACTTATCATCAAAGTCTTTTAATACTGCGGCTGTCTTCTTGCCATCCTTATCTACTGACCCCTCGACAAGTCCATCCAAGAATGTAATATATGGCATCGTCCATGTTCCTATGGGCAATTCCGTAATCAATATTTTATCTTCGGCAACCTTCTCATATCTCCCGCGAATCCACCATTTTTGTGAACTAATCGTCTCTACTGTTCCCTGAAACCCCTCGTAGTAAGGGATGAACTCGGTATCGACTTGCTGTCCAGAGAGTCGACCCACTAAATATCGAATGATTTGTTTAGGATTATAAGATGGAACATTACACGAAAATCCAGTACCAATTCCTGAAATTCCATTCATTAGACAGAATGGAATGATTGGAACATAATGATCGGGTTCTACTATTAGTCCGTCATCATTTACATAATCCAAGATAGAATCATCTGCTTCTGGGAAAATAGCACGTGTAAGAGGATTTAATAGAGTAAAGATATATCTTTCGGAAGCACTATCATCGCCTCCCTGTAATCGAGTTCCAAACTGACCATTTGGAACAAGAAGATTAATATTATTTGAACCAACATAGTTCTGAGCCATATTTACAATTGCACCATTTAAAGAGGCTTCGCCATGATGATATGCCGAGTGTTCTGAAACATATCCTGAGAATTGCGCGACTTTAATTTCCGACGTTAATTTTCGTTTGAATGCAGAGAACAGAATTTTACGCAGGGAAATCTTGAGTCCGTCAACCATACAGGGGATAGACCGATCACAATCATATTTACTGAAATGGATCATTTCTTGGTCGATAAACTCTTCATATGGAACTTGGGTACGACTTGTATTTAGGAACGCATTTTTATCATAATTTTGTAGCCATGTTTTACGGTCATCCGGTCTCTTTTTATTAAAGACTTTATCGATACAATCATCGGTTACTTCTCCAGAATAGATAAAATCAACAATTTTCTTATGTGCGAAATATTCTTTGAATTCTGCCGAAGTCGATGTTCCAAGACCTTTAAAATACTTGATGATCCAGCCTTTCACACCTCGTTCTCCTAAGGATTCTTTCCATTCCTCATATTCGCCAGTATTATAGAAGAGTTTTACTTCTGAAGATTTTTTAGCACGTAGAATAGGAGTATTCATAAAGGATACAAATCCGGGAATTCGTGTAAGTGACGCCCACTCACTATGAAAGAGATTGATACAAAGACCTTTAATATGCGACCCATCTAAATCCTGGTCAGTCATTACCATGATTTTTCCATATCTTAAAGATTTATGTACATCTTCCATTGACTTATAATCTTTACCTGTTTCTAGACCCAATATTTTCTTAATATCCGCAATCTCTTTATTCTCGGATATTTTTTTAGGAGCTTCCCCGCGTACATTAAGTACTTTTCCCTTTAGAGGATAGATTCCTATGGTATTACGATCATCACTTGATATACCCGATACTACACCAGCCATCGCACTAAGTCCTTCGCAAAGAATAAGGATACAATCTTTCGATTTCTCAGTACCGCTGAAATTCGCATCTATGAAATTTGGAATTCCGCGAATGGTTTTTGTTTTAGAACCATCGGTTTTCTTAGCTTGTTTTGCCTCTTTTGCTTCTGTAAGAGAACATGCTAAATCCATGACGCCCATTTTCGCAACCTTTTCAATGAACCCGTCTGTGACAGAACAAGTCGACCCGAATTTAACAGACGGCGTATTCATAAAATCCTTGGTTTGACTATCAAACGCTGGATTCTCAATATCGCATCTTAAAAACAGAATAAGCTGTTCTTTAATCGACGAAGCGTTTACTCTTACCTTTTTCTTTTTTTCAATATAATCGCATAATTTACGAGTAATTTGTCCAATAATATAATCAACATGTTTACCACCTTTAAACGTACAAATACCATTCACAAACGATACTTGCTGAAATTCGTGGGTTTCGGATAGAGCAACTGCATATTCCCACCGATCACTAGGAGATTCATAGACTCGTTTCGATACGTCTTTTGAACCAATATACAGGTCAATGTACTGCTGGAAATTCTTTACTGGAACAACTGCATCGTTTAGGGAAACCTTGATTTTCTTAACGGAATGATCAGTAACTGCACCAATATCGTAGATACGCTTCTTTAAGAGTGATAACATATCGTGACTAAGTCCAGATAGACCCAGTTTCGCATAATCGGGTTTAAAAACGACTTTTGTATAAGGTTTTCCAGTACATTTAGTAATTTTCGGTGGACAGATTTCATCCAAATTCGATTTAAATTCTTGAATATATTTCAGATTTCGGGTATGATCGACAGTTTCGATATAACCATATGTTGACCAAATTAGTACGAGTTTAAATCCGAATCCGTTCTTTCCACCGACAGTACGCTTTTCGTCTTTATTATAATTTGTAGATGTGCGTAAATGTCCGAAAATCATTTCTGGAATCCAAAGTTGATTCTCTGGATGCTTTGCAATATCGATTCCATTTCCATCATTCATGATCGTTATTGTTCCCTCTTCTGAAATAGAGATATCTATATAGGAAACCGTTTTTTTATCGGGGGATGTAGATTGAATCATACGTACGACGTGATCTCGTGCATTTACGATACCTTCGTCGAATAATTTATAGAGTCCAGGATTATATTCAACTGATTTTAATTTTATTCTACTGGAATCCTCGTCGAGAACATAGATCGACGCATCCACATTCTCAATTGATCCAATATAGGTATCTGGATTATCCAGAATATGCTGTTTATCGGTTTTTTGTTGATATTGAAGAGCGAGAGCAGAATCAGATGACGACATTTTAATGCTAATATATAGAAATATGATACTTCTAATTATTTTTAAAACAATGTCAATTTTTTAGAAAATATCGTAGATAAAAGAAAAAGAATGTTTTCTGGTATGTATATAGAAAGAAATGCCAACACCAGAAGAAACAATACCAATAGTTGCTTTATTACGAGTAAATGATGCGTCTATGGGACAATATATTCACTATGGATATGATGTTAGTTTTTTAAAACAATGGGGGTTTAAATATATTGATTTTTCAAAGGCAGGATATACTCCATTGTATTTGAAAGATAATAGTTTTTCGTATATTGATTTTTCGAATGTAGGATATACTCCTCAAATTTTAGAATATGGTGGATTTAAATATACCGATTTTTCGAATGTAGGATATACTCCTAGAATGTTAGAATCTGCTGGATTTAAGTATACCAATTTTTCGAATGTAGGATATACTCCTCAGACTCTAGAATCCGCTGGATTTTTATACGCGGATTTTTCAAATGTAGGATATACTCCTCAAATGTTAAAATCTGCTGGATTTAAATATACCGATTTTTCAAATGTAGGATATACTCCTCAGATTCTAGAATCCGCTGGATTTTTATACGCGGATTTTTCAAATGTAGGATATACTCCTAAAATGTTAGAATCTGCTGGATTTACGATCAAAGACAATTTACATGATATTACAAGTGATTTTTCAAATATATCAATTATAACAGTTCCTTATTTACTATCAATTGGAGCAAATTATTATTGGTATGAAATATTTGGTTATACTCCACTACAATTACTATATCCACCAAATAACTTTAAATATACTGATTTTTTAAATGCAGGGTATACTCCTCAATTCTTAAAATCTGCGGGATTTAAATTAATCGATTTCTCGAATGCAGGGTATACTCCTCAACTGTTAGAATCTGCTGGATTTTTATACGCAGATTTTTTTAATACGGGGTATACTCCAAGATATTTAAAAACTAATGGATTTTTATACACAGATTTTTCGAATACGGGGTATACTCCCCAGACTCTAGAGTCTGATGGATTTAAAATAACAGATTTATCGAATATAGGATATACTATTAAAGAATTGTTATATTGGCATTTTAGATGTAGTAATTTTTTAAACTGCGGATATACCGCAAGAGATTTATTTAATTATGGTTTTTTAAAAGAGGATTTTGTTAATAATGGTTGGGCAGTTTGGAATTTATTAGATGCAAGTTTTATAAAAATCGAATATCAAAATGCAGGATATTCTATAAATGACCTTCAAAACCAATATGAATGGAACACCAATTTCTATGGTATAGTAAATGGATTTAATTCAAAAAGAATATATTCTAATGCAGGATATTCTGTAAAAGATTTATATTTTGGAAATGTAAAGAAAAATGATTATCAATCGCAATATGGATTCGAAACATTAGGATATACTGTTCAAGATATAATAGATGCAGGATTAACAAATCAACTACAACAACTAGGATATGTTATATTGGATGTATCGAACAATGGATTTTCAAAGGATATGTATGATTTAGCTGGATTTTCAGTATATGATTTATTAGATAATTTATCGGTTAATAAAGTTCTATCTCTTGGATATTCTCCAGAAGTAGTAAATTCCTATAGAACATTTATCTATAAAGTATCTACCTCAAAATGGGATTCATTTACAAGTAAGAAATACCCTATTAACAATATAATAAATTCTTTTAAAGATATATCATTTAATAATATTAACGATAATAGCGGTAATACAATTGTTACAATAACTTGGTCATCTTTTATAGATTATCTTACAAATGATGGATTATCATTAAATCCGTATACATTTTGTTATTATAATGAACCTACGTTTATAATAAAACAGTTTGGTGGAATACCAATTTCTAGAAATTCCGCAATAAATTCGAATTTTTTTCAATTTATAAATTTTAAAGGAAAAATAGAAGCAATCGATACTCCACAATTTCTACCAAATACTTCATTATATCGTGCATTTAATGATTCTACATGTGCTATATTTCAACAGTTTTCGTCTTGGCAAACGTTTCAAATCACAGACTTGCGTAACCTATTTTTTAATTCGCGTTACTTTAAAGAACGTATTGGTAATTGGAACTTCTCTCAAATAAAAGAAAACTATATGGAAAATATAATTTCAGGAATAGGATATAATCCGATACAAACCAGTATTTTTTTACAAGATTTAAGTTTAAATCGTACTCTCAATTCAGATATTTATCTAGGACATATACCACCTTACTATATTAATCATAAAACAACTATAGCTATTAATTCACTTATAAATCGTAATATTTCGTTCGATGGAAGCGGTATTATCGCGGATATAAATAGTTTTAAAACGAAATATACGACTTTTGGATACACTAGAATAGAAGATTTATTAGTAGATACTCGAATCGCCGGATATTCTGCAATTGATATATCTGGTTATTCTCTCTCTCAATTACACTACGCTGGATATACGATTTCAGAATTAAATAAACTTAAAATAAATAATCGTAGTAAATATACAATATTAGACTATTATAATAATGGGTTCAAGTTAATTGATTTCATTGATTCAAGTTATAATGTTGTAGATCTAAGCGGAATTAAAACTAAAGATGGATTTAAAGTGAATGATTATCAAAAAATACGTTATTTACGTTCAGATATATCTTCTGTTTTTCAAGTTACGGAGTTATTAATTGGCAATTATACAATATCTGATTTAAAGTATATCGGATATTCAGCAAAAGAAATCGCGTTAAAAATTGAATATCCAATCTATGATTATACTACTGCACAGTATTCATTGATTGATATTTCTGGAGTCGTCACTTCAAGAAATATATTATATGATAGTTCATATATTTATAATAAAATATTAACTGATAATTCTGCAAATTTTTTTAAATCAAAAAATATAAGTTCTCTCGATTTAAAAGAATTTGGTTTTACAATCTCACAGATAATTTCAATGGGGTATACATTAACCGATTTACATGACGCAAGTTATACTATTCAAGAAATTCCAAATTATTTAACAGAATATGCTGATATAGAATATACTTATGCTGGATATACATTAACAGATATTTCGAATGCTGGATTTCCTTTACAATTTACTAGATTTATATCACAGCTACCAAAAATTTTAAAAGACAATAAAATAAATGTATCTGATTGGAAAAATATTAATTACACTATTTCACAAATACGTTATTATAATTATTCATTATTAGAGATCAGAGATAATTATACTTTATCAGAGATTTTTAATAGTAATATTTATAGTGTATTACAGTTAAAGAATGTAGGATATACTTCTAGTCAACTATTATCTGTAGGATATACTCTAGATAAACTACTTTATATATATACATTAGATGATTTAATATTAAGTGGATATGGTATTCAAAACCTACGTAATGCCGGTTATACTATTACTGATTTTTTAAATACATTATTTTTAAATGATAAATCGGTCACTGACAAAATTATATATTTATATTCTGGTGATTATTCATTATTAGAGTTTTATCAGTCGAAATTCTCTCTTCGAGATGTATTTAATATATTATATAAATTTAAAACGGATAAATCGTTATTTATGAATCAACTATTAACTATATATCCAGCAGATGATTTTATTAAATATGGATTTACTGCATTTGATTTATATACATTATATGATATATCATTATCAATCATTCAAACCATAAATTATCCTTCAACAGATATACGTAGTATTAATTCTTATAAACAATATTATATAAATAATGTACTTCCAAAACCAAATAAATATTCAGATATTTCTAATATTTCTTTATTAGATTTATCTAATATCGGTTTTACACCAGATCGTTTACTTTCAAAAATAATAACAACTAAAACAGATATATCAAATAACTTAGCACATATTAATAATATATATTCTCAATATCAGAATAATACCGATTTATCTAATATTTTACAAGTGAATACTTCTATATTACCATATAATAATGACGAATTAATCAGTTCTACATATCCATATGAATATAACTACTCTACAATGTTACCTTTTGGAAATACGCAAGATCTTTCAGGTACGATTATAAATTTTGAATCGATATATAAATATACTTTATTATTTAAAGATAAATCGCCAACAACTTTCGACTATGATACTATTTATTTATATGGTTATAGATTTTCATTTTTAGATATTAGTCAAAATAAAAGCATATCCTATGGAGCAATTAATATATATGCGACAGGATGGTTAACATTTTATAATATAAAACCTGATATAGGCAATAATGTTGATATAGTATTTTCTTTACGATATTTACCATTCGATTTACAGATAATTACTGTTAAATACGCATTTCTGATAAAGTCTACTAGACAACCTATTTTAGAAATTATCGTGAATGGTAAAGATATTCAAGGACATAATATTCAGATTACTATACATATTGATAATCTAGGGTTAATTACAATATGTAATGGAGATGGACAATCAAATATATATAGACCCAGTAGTATTCGATATTCAAATCCAAGTAATACTTTGAGTGAAGCTTCCAAAATGGCAATATCTTATACTGTTCCAATGAGTTATTATTATGATAGTTCAAATGTTATATATCCAACTTTCTACGATATATTAAGAATCGATCTACGTAATCAAAACTATGATAATGTAACTGGATTATATGTAAATAAAGGTATTCAAACTTTTGGATATTTAGCAAGTGAACTAATCAGAGTATATCCTCTTCGCCAATTAGCTACTTGTTTTACAGTAGGTGATTTAAAAAATTTAGGATATACTGCTAAAACACTGTATTTATTAAAAATATATAATCTATTTGATATTGCCGTTGCGTATAATATAAAAATAGACATACTTTCAATCTTAACTTATATATAATATGTGGGTTTATATGCTAGTTAGTTATAGTAATGAAAATATTAATATATCTATACATATATTAATATGGTAAATATCTTATTGGTAGATTCCAATGTAAGAGATTCTTCAGTATTTATAGAATCTTGTAATGAATCTACTATACCATTTCTTTATTCTCAGGCGTATTCGAGAGATGAGTTATTAGCATTTTTACGAAATTATCCTGAAATCGAACGTTTGGGAATTGTGTTTGAAAAAAAGCCCGATTATATCTTCTTAAATAATCAACCATTATTTGAATCGGATTCCGAAGGGGGGATCAATGAAAATACACAGTTTTTGATTGATATTATAAAAGAGTTTCAAATTAAAAATATTGATTTTCTAGCTTGTGGAACTTTATTACATCCTAGTTGGGCTAATTTTTATAATGTTTTAGATACGAGTACAGAGGCAGTTATAGGAGCATCAAATAATAATACAGGAAATATCCAATATGGCGGAGATTGGGTATTAGAATCGACGAGTGAAGATATAGAATTTATTTATTTTAAGAAAAATATTGAGTATTACAAATATTTATTGGGAATTGCTTCTTCTCTTTCTTCTACATTTACTATTCCAGAAAAAATATATGGAGACGCTGCTTTTTCAATTAGTAATCCAAGCTCGAATAGTGATGGTGCGTTTACTTATATCAGTTCCGATACTTCAGTAGCAACCATTGATGGCAATACTATTACTATTGTTGGAGGAGGTACTACTACAATAACGGGGAATCAGGCAGCTACATCAAATTATAATGCTGGAACAACTACTGCTTCATTCACTGTAAATCCAGCTACAACTATTATTTCGAGTTTAAGTATTCCACCATTAAAACAATATGATGAAAGAAATAATTCTATACAAATTAGTCAACCTACATCTAATAGTAATGGTACTTTTAGTTATACAAGTTCAAATGAATATGTAGCAATAATTTCTGGAAATACTATTAT